ATGGAAAATAGGGATGGAATGTAGAAGATGTGGATTTTCCGGTCCATGCCCCCCCCCTACAATATTCCTAAGAATGAATGCACACTATGACAGTATGGATTCATTCCTAAGAATATTTCCATTGCTACACTATAGTATTCATGTACGAAATATGTACCGAATATCCGTACACTATCCACCATAGCTACTATCCCTACCCACATAGGCGTTTCGCTTACCGATGACCCGCAGCATCCCATTGCGTATAATCGCTTACGTCGCATCTGGAACATCTGATTTTTCAGCTTTTAAAAGTAAAAGCATCTGACTCTTATTCCTCAGGAATAAAGAAGTCTTTAGGTAGGGTATCTATCTTAGTATTTACCAGGTGGATCAGGTAGCGCAGCATATCTGGGTAGGTGATACCCCAAGTAGCGCATTTGTACTTGAACTTCTCTTTCTCCGCATGATCCACTTTAAAAGCAGCTAGCCATGATTCATTATGAGAATCAGGAACGCAGTGAGTGATTCGATTATTATCCATATTATCCTCCTAATGATGATTATATAGATAATGAGGATAATGTCTATGAATTAATAAGTAGAGCTACCTTAGAGAGTTTATAGTGGAGGAAGTATTTCGTACCACAGGCGATACAGTGATAGTACTCTACTAGAAGTGGTCCGTTCCTACCTGGGGTAGGATCATTGGGTTTGGAACATACAGGACATGTGGCCGGTAGCTGGGTAGATAAATACCGTTTGACGGAAACAATACGCTCTTTCATCGTTAGGATCCTGAATGATTCGATTGAATTTTATTCCTCAGGAATAATGCGTTTTGAGCGCGGATGAGATTGTTCGCTACCTTTACCCTGTTGTAATCGTTCACTACAAATAACGCATGAATTATTCCTGGGAATAACCCAAGGACACACAATGGTATGTTCAGAATAGCTTGAAATGGCTTGCCACATCCAAGTATCGCTAATGGCGGTAATATGATCGCTAAAAAATACATCATGGTGAGAATCCTAAAAGTAGTGAATGATTCGATTGAATTGTCACCCCTCGTAATGAGAGAAAAAGAATCGGTACGGAGTACATACCCGCTTGTTCTCGTCTATGTACCTACGGTATCTGTACACCGCTACAGTATGAGTAATGAGATTATTCCTAGGAATAATTGAGAACATCGATTCGTTCTCCATCCTGATAGGGTAACGAATCTCCTCACCACATATGGAAGAATCGTGAAATACCTCACCATCACCAGGTCCACCTACAAGTATTACCATCAGCTATTCCTAAGAATAATTCAAATGGGGTTACGAACTAAACTACACTCGTCCATGTACCGATCCTCAGATCCGTCCTCCACCCAATAATCATTACTAGATATAACTAACCCAAGATCATTCGTCGAATGCACTACACTGTCTGACCCGTTCTTGATATCTAATAACTTCTGAATAAATCCAGCAAGATTACCTCGATACCTCGCCTTCACATGATCCCTCAACTCCAATGCCGTTACATGATGAACACTCCTACCACTACCACTGTACCCAATAAAACCAATAACACCTACCGGCCTACTACCTACCGTTAAATAAATCCACTTCAAGTTAGTCATCAAAACCTCCAATTATTCCTAAGAATAATCCCATTCCTCATTATTCCTCAGGAATAATTCATAGGAATAATGCCTATGTCATTATGGCAGTTCACCACAAAAACACCCCCTCCATTCTGCATATATAATACTGCCTTGAAAAATTCCCCACTTTGTCATAACTATGGTTATCATAATTAGTTCTGACACACATGTGAAAATTGGGGCATTTTGCCACACTTTTAAAGGGGGTGGACCTAAAAATAGCTGCGGGGTCCACCCCCATGGTAATGGAAGGAAAGAGAAAAGTCTAAGTAAGAACCTCAGGGTCCCAATCCTCAATTCCACTCAATACCCCGTACCTACGATAATTCAAAGCCTCCCTAATCGTACCACAGTCTGGATGCACAGGCTCTAAATGAAATATCCCCTCACTGTGGTTAACCATCTTCAAATATACCCTCTGCATCCCAATACCAAAGTCTATCCGATAAAGCTCGTAAGATGCACCCTTCTTCAACTTGTCCGCACACATATCCAGTAACTTGTGCGGACAAACTGACAAAAGACGCTCTACACCTACCTTCCGTATGAATTCCCTACGGACTTCGTTGTTTTGGATAGTGGTGTAATAAAAAGGATCAAGCTTTTCCGCAGGCGTATCACAAATGTACGCTGGCATGGGTATGCCATTAATACGCCAAATGCTTACTCCGTCACGGTATTTTATGGCTGGACCGGTGGTACAACCGATGTCATTCCCCTCAAATAGCATTAGTTCTGGACGATCCTGTAGGATGGCTACGTCTTCGTATGCGTCCCACCACCCACAGTGTTGTGCAAGTTCTACAAGCCCCTCCAGCTTATCTCGATCTTCCAGATTATAGATAGTCCCAAAGAATTCGTAGAAAAGAAGCCATGCTGCTTCATGGCATCCAAGCATCTGAGAACCAACATGCGAAGAGATGAACGATTTACCTCTTCCTACCGTAGCGGTAATGTGCTTAATCAGCGTGCCCATAAGATCGTCAGTCTTTTTAAGGATCGGTAGTATCTTGCTCTTCTTATTCCCACAGAAATTGGATACTACCTCAATAATTTTTTCGGTACATCGCCTATGTACTTCCTCTGTCTCTAACCCATCGAATCTTAGATCTTTAAAATACTCTTCAAACTCTTCTCTAAAGGCATTAGCCCCTATTTTTTGAACTATGGTTTTGATTTTTGTGCCCACCCCAAACTCAATAGCTTTGAGTAATGCAGCCATCATGGCGCAGCTTATTGGAGATTTGGCATGTAGGAATAGCTTTGGGATAGGTTTCTTAGCTATCTTGTAACACTTTATAGCGGCTTTTTTGGCTTTTCCGTAGTCTAAGGGGTCACAGCTTGTGCCTATTTTTAGCCATTTTTCCCCAAACTCGATAGCCGAGGCTTCTTGTTCCTTGGTTAAAACTGGTCTTTCCATGTATTATTCCTAGGAATAATTCAGTCTTGAGAGACTGATTTCTCCATTTTTTCGTAGTCATACTCATACGTCGGACCGAATTCGTAGATTTTACCGGGGGAAAGACTCACGGAATGGTGGGTTTGATGTTCCAAGCTCACTCCTTCTTCTGTAATAACTGCGAACACTCGTCCATCTGCCTCAAAGACTTCGAACTGTTCCTTCGTCCCAACTAATTTGTGATGGTGTCCAGTAGCTTCTCCCTCTCGGATGATTACTCGATCAGTTTTAGCGGCATTTTTAGGAAGCTCTTTGACTTCCCAGATGTTTACGTCCCCTTGTTGACCACATTTATTGATTCGGTTCATAAGTCCTCCTATAGGCCACGAGAATGAAGTATCCCTGCGATATCTTCTCTGGATTTATTAGATGTATCATTCCAGGAAATGATTTCGAAGAACAATTTGCTACCATCTTCTTTGAGCGATGGATAGGTGGTGCATAATTTTTCGTATACCCCAAGAGCAGCACCGTATTCTCCCATTCTTAGGAATAATTCGTATTCCTTCTTAGACATTTTTCCAAATGTTCCTTCATACGCAGCTCCTAATGTGCAACTTGAACGTCCATCGCAGCCAAACAGGCAACGAACGCTCTTATCTGGACGAATACTTGTTCCACGGATGATTGCATTGGATAGTTTCATCGGCTCCGGCTCCTGCTCCTGCTGCGGCTGCGGCTCCAGCTCATGCTCATGCTCCAGCTCCCGCTCCGGCTCCAGCTTCGGCTCCGGCTCCAGCTCTCGCTCCGGCTCCGGCTCCAGCTCCCGCTCTTGCTCCATCGATTAGTCTGGATCATCATGTGGATGGTCATCGGCTCCAGTTCCTGCTCCTGCTGCGGCTCCCGCTCCAGCTCCAGCTCCCGCTCCGGCTCCGGCTCCAGCTCAGGCTCCAGCTACGGATCCCGCTCCCGCTCCCGCTCCAGCTCCGGATCCGGCTCCGGCTCCCGCTCCCGCTCCCGCTCCGGCAACGGATCCAGCTCCGGCTCTCGCTTCTGCTCCAACGATTAGCTTGGATCATCATGTAGGTGGTCATCGGCTCCAGACCCCGCTCAAGCTCAGGCTCCTGCTCCCGCTCCGGCTCCGACTCCCGCTCCTGCTCCAGCTCCGGCTCCAGCTCCAGCTACGGATCCAGCTCCCGCTCGCGCTCCGGCTCCTGCTCCGGTTCCAGCTCCATCGATTGGATTGCGTCATCATGTGGGTGGTCATCGGCTCCGGCTCTGGCTCCGACTCCAGCTCCCGCTCCAGCTCCAGCTCCCGCTCCGGCTCCCGCTCCAGCTCCCGCTCCAGCTCCCGCTCTCGCTCCTGTTTCGGCTCCTGCTTCGGCTCCCGCTCCAGCTCCCGCTCCAGCTCCCGCTCTCGCTCCTGTTTCGGCTCCTGCTTCGGCTCCAGCTCCATCGATTGGATTGCGTCATCATGTGGGTTGTCATCGGCTCCAGCTCCCGCTCCGGCTCCAGCTCCCGCTCCGGCTACCGCTCCGGCTCCTGCTCCTGCTGCGGCTCCAGCTCATGCTCATGCTCCAGCTCCCGCTCCCGCTCCGGCTCCAGCTCATGCTCCAGCTCCCGCTCCCGCTCCCGCTCAGGCTCCGGCTCCGGCTCCAGCTTCGGCCCCCGCTCCATAGATTAGCTTGGATCATCATGTGAATGGTCATCGGCTCCAGCTCATGCTCTAGCCCCTGCTCCAGCTCATGCTCCGGCTCCCGCTCCGGCTCCCGCTCCCGCTCCGGCTCCCGCTCCCGCTCCAGCTCCAGGTTCTGCTCCCGCTCCCGCTCCTGCTCCCGCTCCTGCTCCCGCTCTCGCTCAGGCTCCGGCTCCCGCTCCGGCCCCAGCTCCAGCTCCCGCTCCCGCTCCCGCTCCTGTTTTGGCTCCTGCTTCGGCTCCAGCTCCATAGATTGGATTGCGTCATCATGTGGGTTGTCATCGGCTCCCGCTCCCGCTCCCGCTCCAGCTCAGGCTCCCGCTCCAGCTCCAGCTCCCGCTCCCGCTCCGGCTCCAGCTCCGGCTCCCGCTCCTGCTCCGGCTCCCGATCCCGCTCCCGCTCAGGCTCAGGCTCCGGATCCGGCTCCAGCTCCAGCTCCAGCTCCCGCTCCTGCTCCCGCTTCGGCCATAGGTCCAACGATTAGCTTGGATCATCATGTGGGTGGTCATCGGCTCCAGCTCCAGCTCCCGCTCTGGCCCTCACTCCCGCTCCCGCTCCTGCTCCGACTCCAGTTCCGGCTCCGACTTAGGCTCCGGCTCCAGCTCCCGCTCCGGCTCCGGCTCCCGCTCCGACTCCAGGTTCTGCTCCCGCTCCAGCTACAGATCCCGCTCCAGCTCCAACGCCAAGGATTAGATTTTGTCATCATGTGAATGGGCATGTGAAATGGCCTGCCCATGGGATCATTATTTCCATGGGCAGGCTACTATCCTTTCTACTTCTGAGTTCTAGGGAGAGGGTGCAGCCAGATGGAGATGTCGACCACTGCGGCCCGTGCAACCCACACCGGTGAGCCATCGGGATAGGGCTCAACCTCCGCGAATTGGCCGGTTTTTAATGAGTCGGCGAATCGGCCTGTCTCCGCAATCCAGGCGGCATCCTTCAAAATGAAATATTCAGGAGTCACCTCCTCACATTTCCCAGTGAAGTAATTGGTGCAAGTCTTGATAAAAATCGACTTGCCGGTGAACGGACAACCGCTTTGCTTTTTGGCTTTTGCCATTAGCTATCCTTTCTTGCTAATTCCACGAATCCACTACTCTTTTTTCTGTTTGGCACTGTCACGGATGGTACGATGCTTAAGATGGAAGATCAAGAAGAAATTTTAAAATTTTTGTTCCTCCTCGAAAGTCTTGTGGATACCCGTACAGGTTCAGAGCTTAGCCCATAACGGTTTTTTGGTGTGAATTTTTATTTCTCTACTATAGTTTCTGTATGGCAAAAAAAGAAATTCTCAACCTTGATGAACTTGATCTTCCGTTGAGCAGTTTGAAAACCACACCAAGAGAAAAAAAGATCTTGGAGAAGCAGCAGTATCTTCAGGAAACAAATATTTCTGTTGGGAGGTGCCATGATTGCCCGGTAAACGATGCTTGCGCGTACCGGAGTGAGACCTCAATTACCTGTGGTGCTGCAAATGCCGCGATTAAATATTTTGAGGACGAAGTATACAAAGTTCCGCATATCTCGAAAGAAGATTCAATAGGGATACGCTCTTTGGCCAGCATTTATGCTTCAGGAATAATTGCGGAGCTGTATTTCAAGCGCTTTGGTTCTGTTGGGTTTAAGGTACTGGCAGATGGATCAAGACAAAGAGCGTTTATTGAGCTACATACGCAGTATTTGAGGATTCAGAAGCTTTTACAGGAGGGTTTAGGGCAATATGGGCTTACTCCAATGGGTCGAAAGCAGCTTATTCCTAAGAATAATGGGTCGGAAATAGGCAAAAACAGCCTACATTTGTACCTTCAAACCATCGGAAAAGGACCAAAAAAGGCTGAAATTATCGACCAAAAAGAGGAAAAACAAGCCCTTCCAGAGCCATCTTTGCTACCAGATGGGATAGAATACCACCCATTAGAGGGTCTAAAAGTAGGCATTTTGAATGAATCTTAAGGATCAAATCGACATAATTTCCTTCTGTAAGGATCCAAAACTACTGAATCTTCCCCTTTTGGATACCCAAGAGGTAATTTTAAGGGCTATTTATAACCTTCCAGTTACCCCAGAGCAACGCAAGCTCTACCGGGACGTTTTTGATACTCCATATCCAAAGATAAAACGACCATACGATCAAACTTGTCTTGTTCTTGGTCGTGGTAGTGGTAAGTCTACCCTGTCAGCCGCCATTGCCGCTTACGAAGCTTGTTGCACGGATTGGAAGAAGTATCTCCGACCTGGTGAGGTAGCTAACATATTCATATTCGCCACTAGAGAGCAACAGGCTATCGAGGTTGGGCGGAATATGATCTTCAATATGATTGAGGCTTCTCCAATTCTGAGGTGCTTGATTGAATCCGGTAAAGATCAAGAGTTGCGGTATCTACCCAAATCAAGAGCTGGAACAATGGTGCTTTCTACGGGTGCTGCTATTACTGCCATGCCCTGCTCTGCTAAAGTTGGTAGAGGATATCCTATTGCCATCATTATCCTAGATGAGGCAGCTTGGTATGCTCGGGAATCAAAGAATGATGCCACTGATCAAGGCATCTATGACGCGATGTTTCCGAGAATGTTTCAGTTTAAAGAAGATGCGAAAATGATCATCATTTCCTCCCCAGCAGATAAAACTGGCCTGGTTTGGGAAAGGTATGAAAAACGCGAGAAGCACAAAGATCTCTATCTTTGCGTACGTGCCCCTACTTGGAAGATGCGGACAGATCTAACAAAGGATCAGTATCGTAAATTCGTAGACACACAAAGAATTCTTTCCCCACTTGGGTATAACAGAGAACTCGGAGCAGAATTCTCGTCCACGAAAGATCCACTATTGGATCGTGTATCTATTGAACGATGTACCAGAAAAGAATTGGTGTACACACCCTTATCAAGGGATACCAAGTATTCGTACGTCATGGCGTTTGATGCAGCCTTTGGTGATAACGATCGTTTTGGGATTGCCATCGGGCATATTGAGGAACGTAAAAAAGATGAGTTCAAGGTCATCATCGATCTTGCTGAGATAGTTTCAGCGATGCCCGGAGATGATTTTGTGTCTTATGCGGCTGCGCGTGTTGTTGAGCTATACCGTAAATATGACCTCTTTGAGGTATTTTGCGACCAATACCAGGCCGATTCATTTGGATCTATCCTTGAAGGGCAGGGGTGCAATGTCACGGCCGATGCATGGACAGCCGCTACACATCGTACCAAGTATGGTAGGTTAAAGAATTTCGTAAAACGACAGCTCATCGAATTTCCAAATAATGATGACCTTATTGATGAACTGTGCGGAATGCAGATTCGTTTCCTTCCTACCTCTGGGCAGTACACGGTGGAGCATCAGATCGATGGGCATGACGACATCGCAGATGCGGTTGCTGAAGTTACTTTTCGACTCACAGAAGATCTCCAAATGGCACAAGGGGTGTACACGTCAGACGGGCAGCATATAAAGTGATTATTCCTAGGAATAATTCTATTCTTAGGAATAATCTCAAAATCCACTTGACGAAGGTTAATCAAACCAGGTTAATTGTAAGAGAATAGATAAGGATTGAAGTGGCAAAAGAAACTCGTGTTCCGGCACGAAAGCGAGAACATTCTTCTACCTTAGGGGCGGTAATAGTTCGTGGTCCAACCCGTTTAATTAGTGACGCTGCTTTTATGTCTGGGCAGGACGTTGGTGGACCCGTTGAAGCACTCAGCTTCAATCGCATTGCAGCCTCGCACGCATGGGTGTACGCTTGCTGCCGAGCTATTTCGCAAAATATTGCCGGAGTACCAGTTCGGTTTACGACTGGAAAATTAGACAATCTTAAAGAATTTACAGTAGACGACCGTGGAAATAAAGGGGAGCTAGTACAGTTATTTGACCAACCCAATCAGTGGATGACTGGATTCCAGATGTGGGAATTGACCACAATGCTGATGAATCTGGATGGATCCGCATTTTGGGCATTAGAACGAAACGATATCACGCAAATTCCAAAATCGATTCTTGTTCTTAGGGCGACAAATTTTACGCCGGTCTATTCCGAGGTGAATGGATCAATTGTTTCTTGGATTTATCAAGATCCATATACCCAGAATCGTGTGCCGCTTTCTTTAGCTCAGACATTGATGTTTAAATTCGCTAATCCCTATGATCCAGTATGGGGATTAAGCCCTCTTGCGGCTGCTTCAAGAGGGGTAATTTTGGACATGCTTGCGGCTGAGTATTCGCGGGCATTCTTTGAGAACTCAGCCGATCCTTCCGGTGTGATTGTCTCTGAGAAAAGACTGTCTGAGACGCAAGCCAACCAGATTATTTCTTGGTGGGAATCTAGGCATCGTGGTGCGGGGACAGCTAAGAAAATTGGTATTCTGTACGGAGGAATGAAATATCAAACTACTGGAATCTCCCAAAAAGACATGGAGTTTCTGGAACAGCGGAAATGGACACGGGACGAAGTTCTTGCAGTATTCAAAGTACCGAAGTCAGAAATTTCCTTGTTTGAGGATGTCAATTTCAGTTCCTCGGTTTCCCAAGACAAGGGGTTTTGGCAGAAAACCCTAATCCCCATTCTCAAGAATTATGAATCGGTTTTATCTGCTCATTTTGTAACGGGTCTTCGTGCCACGGTTGACCCGAATCTTAGGATCTCATTTGATCTAAAATCAGTTTCAGCTCTTCAGCCAGATTTCTCAGAGCAGCTTAAAGCCGCAGAAGCTCTCAATAGGATCGGATACCCGATCAACGATATAAACGAGCGGCTTAAGCTTGGGATGCCTAAGAAGGATTGGGGAGATACTTGGTTCCTTAATTCCGCTTTGATCACGGTTGAAGACGCTATCGCTGGAGTTGGTAAAGGAGTCACAGACGCTACTGGAGCACCTGTTCCTGGGCAGGCTAAACCTTCTCATCCTTCTGTTCCCGGTAGTAATGGGAAAGTTCCGCCAAGTTCTACTGATCCTAATGTTCCAAAGGATCCAAAACCTCCCTCTGCCTCTGGGCAGACTAAAGCTCCGGTAGCAGCCAAGAAGATCTCGCAAGAGCTTTCAATTATTCTTAGGAATAATGAGGAAATTCTTAAATCGGAACTTAAGGCATACTTTTGGAGACTTAGGGCGCATCAGCTTTCAAAAGCCCTTGAAAAAAGTGAAGTATACGATCATCAGGTTTGGGGACAAAAGCTATCAAAGCGGTTGCAACCCCTTTTGTCCGACATGCTTACTAAAATCAGCACCAATATTGGTAAACCAAATCATCAATTAGAGTACACTCCTCCAGAATGGTTTAGCGTAATGGAGGAGCAACTGAAGAACGAGCTGATGCGCCTCTCCTCTAATCCGTCTGAAGACATGATTGCACGGCTAAAGAAATTCTTTAACCACATTACGAGCCAAGAAAATCTAACGTCACTGGCTCGTATGGAGATACATAGGGCGTTAGGCGCATTAGATGGAGTTTAGTATGGATACTAGAACGCATAATTTCGAATGTTCCATTGCGACGAATGTTGACGCGACTTTTCCACCCGATAGATTTCGTTTTGTCGCATCGAATTCTCAAGTGAATCGCAACGGGGATATCGTTGAGTTGGATGGATGGGATACGTCCAACTGGGAAAAGAATCCTGTTATTCTTTGGCAGCACGATTCTAAGTTGCCCCCAATTGGTCGTGGCGTGAATATCCAGAAGGATAAGAGCAAGAATGCTCTTATAGTGGATGTAGAATTTGCTGATCGAAGCATTAATCCTCTTGCGGGGACTGTGCATGATTTGATCAAGCATGGGTATCTCAAAGGAGTTTCCGTTGGCTTTAAGCCGATGGAATATTCCGAGAGAACGGATACTGAAGATGCCAACCCATGGTTTCCGCCGTTGCATATTACCAAGCAAGAGCTTCTTGAGATTTCTGTGGTGAATATTCCGGCGAATCCTGGAACTCTTCTTGTGACTAACTCCGCCCAGCGTGAACTGGCCTATCAGCATGGAATTATTCCTGGGAAGGTCCAGCGTCTCATTTTTGAGGAAAAGGATATTTCCAAATGTCAAGAATGGGCTAAAAATCACGATTTCAAGGTGGATAAGGTTTCACAAGATGGTGGGTGCCATGTTTTTGAGCAAGCGGAAGAGACTGTTTTCCAAGATCTTCGTCCGATCACGCTTGAAAAAGGCATTAAAGCATTTGTTGGCAAACCGCTAATTACCACACCGGCTGCAATTATTCCTAGGAATAATGAGATTGTATTCCCAAAGGAATACCTTGAGGCGATGAATTTGTTTGTTAAGCATTCCTCAGAGCAGGCAAGTACTCTGAAGGAGCTTAAAGATGCGATTAAAGGTCTGGCATCTTTGGTGGATGCTGTGTCTGAGCGAGAGACTGTGACACCCGGCGAATCGCCTGAGAGGATGTCTGAACAGTATTTGGCTCAGGTACGGGATTCTTTGAAGAGTGCGACCGAGTTGTTTATGGTCAAATAAGGAGTTTCTTAAATGAGTACTGAAGTCATCAAATCTCTTCAGAATTCCATTGAAGAGTTTACCACCGGGTTTAAAGGTTTTCAGGATAGTCTTACGGCTAGACTGAATGCCACTGAAAGTCGTATGGCCACTCTTGAGCAGGGTATCAAGGACAAACTTATTCATGAAACGGGTCCAAAAACGATCCCGACGAATAAGTGGTCTTTTGCTCGGCTTTGTGCGGCTGTTGCCACTAAAGATTGGTCGTATGCTCCGTTTGAATATGAGGAAATCAAGAAATACCGAGAGCATACCCAACAGGCTGGAAATTTCGGTCTTGGTGGATCGTTTATTCCTCCTTTGTATTCTGCTGAGATCATTACGCTTCTGCGTACTCAGCTTATCCTTCCTTCGCTTGGGGTGAATATCATTTCGGGGCTCACGCAAGCTCCTGTGATTGTTCCCAAGATTACTGCCGGTTCGACTGCGTACTGGATTACCGAAGGAAATGCTCCTACGGCTTCTGACTTGTCTACTGGGCAAGTACAGCTCTTGCCGAAGAAGTGTGCGGCGTTGGTGAAGCTGTCCAACGATCTTCAGCTTCTTTCGAGTCCTTCCTTCGAGGCGATTGTGCGGGCTGATATTGCTCGTACTCTTGCTGACGCCATTGAGAAGGCTGCTTTCCAGGGTACCGGCGTTGGTGGACAGCCAACTGGTTTGGATAACAACGTTCCAGCTATTCCAACGAATACCTATACTTCTACAGATACTACTACTAAGGTTGCTTCTTGGGCCAAGATGCTTAAGGTTTTGGATGAGGCAAACGCACTTAACGGCAACATTGCGTATGCTGCTAATACCACGGCGTTTTGGTTCCTTGGTAGCCTTACGGATACGACCGGTCGTCCGATTCTTCAGCCGAATAATTCCTCTAATACGGCGTCTGGCCCGTACCTTCAGGGAAGTATTCTTGGTATTCCGGTTTATCGGTCTACCAACATCGCTAGTGGTACTGCTTATGCCGCTAACTGGAATGATTTCCTGATGGGTATTTGGTCTAACGTTGAGATTGCCAGCTCCTCTGAGACATCTACGGCATTCCAGAATGACGAAATGTGGATTCGAGCGATTGCCAGAGTTGATTTCGGAGTTCGGCGTAAGGAGTCGCTTTGCAGGATGACGACTATTACTTCGTAATGATTATTCCTAGGAATACTTTGGAGAACATGAATCATGAATAGTAGACTTGCAGCTTCCGCTGCTGTACTTAATCCCGGAGCTGGGCTTACTCTTTTTAAGCCGCAATCAATTTCGGCTGGAACAGCTCAGACTTTGGGGCCGTCTTCTTCGACCGGTGTGAACCTTAACAACATTAAGGGAGCCACTGGTGATTTGCTCGTGATCGTTTCCGGTACTAATGGTGCCGCGCCCGGTACCTGTGATGCTAAAATCACGGAATCGGCTACTACCAATGGAACCTATACGGCCATTACGGGAGCTGCGATTACGCAGGTAGCTGCCACAGCTAATCTTGATTGGACGGCGGCTATTCGTATTCCTTGGTCTGGTCGACTTGGCTTTATTCGTATGGATGTTGCGATTGGTGCTGGCACTAACCCCACTGTTGTTTCTGGGGTGCTTGTTTACGACGGTACGCAGGTGTTGCCGGTTCAGTAATTGACTATCTGCCCCTCGTCCCCCTCCACTATCCTGCCCTTTAGTGGAGGGGGGTTTTATTGATTATTCCTAAGAATAAAGGAGTCACGAATGCGAAGGTTTTACTTTCTAATTGTCGTGGGCTCTTTAAGTTTTAATTCTGTTTCTTGTTCGCTACTTAATCAGGGATACCGAGATCAGATTACGGCTAAAGAAACAGAGATTAAAATTCTACAAAGTCAGATTAAGTCCACGAGTACTCCACCAGATGCCCTTCAGGGGCTCAAGGATCAATTAGCACAAGCGCAAAAGGACGTGGCCGATCTCAAGGTCACAGCCACCAAAGAAGTGGTTAATAAGGCGGCTTCTGCCGGGTTGAACATTGCCGGCTATCTTGGGCCACTTGCTGGAACTTTGTTCCCACCGGCCGCTGGGATTATTGCGCTAATTGCGGCAGCGCTTACTGCTGCGAAAGATGCTACGGCTAAGAAGGTGGTGGCGTAATGTTAAAAGATTTGATTGCCATTACGAAGTCAGACGCGGATTTCTTTCGTGGTATTTGGACCTCGAAGAAATACTTCCTTACTCTTGTCTGGTTGATCATGTCGGTCCAGTTGGTGGAACATTGGATTGACTCCAACCCTGGGATCGCCATTCATGCAATCTATGGTGGAGCTATTGTGATTGCTGCCTATATTTTCGGGCAGTCTTTTGTAGAGGCTTCTGCGGCTAAAGCACATTCGAAGGTTCCAACGGATAAGCCACAGTAATGGATACTCGGTTTGAGCTTCTTTTCTTTATTTCCTTCTTTATCCTTCATGGATTTTGTCTGGTAACCTCTGTCCTAATCAATGGCAAGTTAAACAAATTTGGGGGAGCTTGGGGAAAACCATTTAGGTTTTTTTCCTTGGCATTCGCTGTGATTATGGCCACATCTTTAACAGCCATAATTTGGCTTATTTTGAAGCCATCCGATTTTGATGACAGTAGCGCTTTACTGATTATCCCCGTGTTTATGGGTGTGTATATTTTTTGGTTTGGGCTGAGAAAATACTTACGGATTGTGACGGCACATCACGACAAGTTAGGTGAATCTCGAATAATCGAGATTAAGAATTTGACCGAGAAGATTTTCTCATGAATATGGTGCATTCAGTGGACGAAGGCCAAATCCCAATCCCATCCGGCACTACAGAAAGTATGCAGATTTGGGGTAAGATGATCGTTCGAGAAATCGAACGTGTTGCGGATCAACTAGTGGCCATCAATGTCAAGATTGCCGCTATTGAGACCACAGCCACCAAATTTGAAGTCAGCATTGCTGTTTTGAATGCTAAGGCTGGCGCTATGGGATTATTGGCCGGAATGATTGCGAGTACGATCATTGGGCTTTTGTTCAAGTTTGTTTTCAAAGGGTAATTATTCCTAGGAATAATCGGCAATGCTTCGTAATGACACGCTTCCGCACACTCCTCCACCAACGTTAGCGTTGCAGTCTCATGGGGTAGAATTTGCAGATATGACATTTGGGACGCCATTAAGGCGTGTTTCTGCTGCCACTCTTGGGATAACTAATACAGCTAGGGGACTTCATACAGAGTATCCACAGTTATCGGCGTTTAATGCTGATGATTCACTGCTTCTTTGTACTACTGGTGGTGGAATTAGGGGTGGTGGGAATATTGTAGCTCGGGATAACCCAACTCAGATTTTGCATGTCCTTGAGTTCACATCTGGGCTCAGTTCTGCCCATGAAGGTTCATCAGTACGATGGGATCCTGTTATTCCTACGCGGCTGTGGTTTTATCAAGATGTCAATGTCGGTGGGGCAACCCTGACTGGTAATACCACTGCTGGAAGTCCAACGATAACTAGCTGTGTATCCACTATTGGGTTTAATCCTGGAGATACTGTATATGTTTTGGGAGCTGGTCCACTAAATAGTCAGGGCAATGACGGAATGTGGAAAAGTACTGTGGTGAGTACCACAGGAAGTACCATAACGTTAAATTCAAACGCCACAGTTTCTAAAACTGGTACGAGGTATAATCGAACTGCGAGATTGTGTCGGTATGATTTAAACACTTCTGTTGTTCCATATACACGGACAATAACGACAGTCTATGATTTCACAGAATATTTTCGTGTTGAGAATTCTGGTGGATCAACAAATTGGACCGGTGGTAATTCTAATTCAGCACCTTCTGCGTCTTGGGAAGAGATGTCCGATGATGGTTCTTGGATGGCTGGAGTTGGGACAATTGATGGAACTAAACTTGGGTATGGGTATATAAGTAATTCTTCGGCTGGATCGTCTGGAACAAGTTTCGCACCAAGAAATCATGAAGTATTTGCGTTAAATGTTAAGACAGGAATTAAGAAAGTTATTAACGTAGTTCAAAGTCCTGCCGCGTTACCTCCTTCTTTGGGTGGGACATTAGGGGCAGCTTATGAGCCTTATGGAACCAATGATGCTGTTGATTCCATAGATTGGTGTGCGATGTCGCCTTCAGGTAATTATGTGATTGTGCAGAACAACACTAATATCTGGTTAGGTGGTCTTTGGTCTCAGGCTGGTGGATCCAATGCCTATTCTACTAGTACTGGCGCGTATGCCGGAAAATTATCCGGTCGTCTTGGGCACGGAGATCTATTTCAAGATGCCGCTGGGACAGAGTGGCTAATACAAGATCAAAGTGGCGGCACGGATAGTATGGCCGGGGATTACATTTCCATGGTCAAAATACCACAGGGAGTTACTTGGTTTGTTGGGCAGGAATTTACTTCACTTGGGGTAGATAAAACGAATACTTTTGCGAATGGGCAAGTAATCAGAATTCTAAAACACAAGTACGCCAATATTCACGTTTCAGCTAGGAACACTGGGTTAAAGAGCTATGTTCTTGTTGAATGCTACGGAACAAATTTTTCTAACGTTGGGTTTGATCCAGATTTTCGAGATGAGGCTGTCATAGTTTATCTTGATTCGAGATGGGGTAATCCGAATGTAATAGACAGTCTGCATTTTGAACGTCTATGTCATTTTAGATGTAGCCGAACTGCGGGGGTGGGTGAGGCAGACGGGTACTATAGGGAAGCACATCCGGCTATCTCCCACAATGGAGAGTACGTGGCGTTTACCTCTGATTGGGGAAATAATGCAGTTCCAACGGATGTTTATATTGCTGATTTAGCTTGGTTTAAGCATTTCCCGTCTACCAAGACTTGGCGTAGAGCACCTAAAATCACAAATTATGCTAATCGGTACAATGACCACAATGGTTGGACTGCTTTAGCGGGAGCATTGGGGTTTACACGAGACCAAGATGGAATCTATCTTGAGGGCGCTACTTGTGGAGTAGATGGAAAAGTCGCCGTAACTGGCGGGCATGGAATTCCGTATGGTAATGATCTTTGGAGATTTGATCCAAATTTATGGCGATGGATTAATGTAATTCCCACTGATCCAAATCCATGGAATTCTAATATCGGACAAACTTCAGATGTAATTAAGCAGACCAGAAGAGTCCAAACCGCCACAACGAATTCTACGAATGTCACATTTTCATTCGGATCAAATGCCGGGGACGTCCCGAATAATGGACAAGGTATTGATTGGGTGGCCGGGACTACGTTAATTAATGTTTGGGATTATAAGTTCACAACTCAGAAATATTCGAATCTCGGTTTGGCGTCAGTTTCTTCTACCTCATGCGTGTTTACTTCAAGTGTAACGCTCGCGGTAAATGATATTTTGATATCCACAGCGCTACCACAAAATAACCAATTTCCGCCGTGGTACTCCTTTGCCAAGCCATGGATTGGGCATCCCTATTGCAGCGTAAAATCAATGGGGGATTCAATTCTTGTTGGGTCCAAAAATTCTGGGCAACCAACAGTATATTGGAATCACATTTGGAAGTACTCGCTGAATAGTGGATATTCGTTGGTTGATTTTGGAGTTACTGTAACAGGTGGATTTTCATTCCCAGGAATGGGACTTGGAACATACAACAATCAAGATGCTTGGCAGGCTGCTCCAACAGCGTATATCTCTACGACAAATCAAGTGTTCAAGTACAACAATCAGGGAAGCCCTGCCGGCTCGCAATCGGCTACCGGCTCGATTGGAATTTTTGATATAGCTACAAAAATATGGTCGTTCTATGCACCTACACCGAATCCAGGAAGAAGAGAGGGTTCGGCGTGCGTTTATGATTCTCTTCGAAATCGTGTATGGTTATTCGGACAAGGAGACGAAAATAGTCCTGGAGTATGGGCAAACGCAAAAAATGATGTGTGGTACTTCGACTGTTCCACACATATTTGGGCACAGGCAACTACAACCGGAACTTCTCCATCTCCTAGAGGACAATGTAGCACGGAATATGATCCAGTAAGCGATACATGGTTAATAGCTTATGGGAGAGCTGGGGATCAACAAAATGGAAGTACGGCAGCTAACCCATACTACAATGATGCCTATGTTCTTCATTTGGACACCCTTGCTTGGGAAAGACTTCCAGATGTTCCAGTTTTAGCTTCACCTATAAATGGCTCTACGGCTGGGTTTGGGGCGTCTCTTGGATGCTATTTACCACAGCCGTACAATTGTTATGCGGTAATAGATTATCAACGCGATCGTGGCCCCACACCTGGTGGAGGCGTAAATGGGGATGCTTCAGACGATCCAACCTTTTTATTCCTAAGAATGGTGGAGACAGGTTCTCCTCCACCTCCGCCCCCACCTCCGCCACCTCCGGTATTTTCGGGTACCCCAATTATTCCTAGGAATTTCATGTAATGGCTATTGTTCATGAACAAGCAGGTGGCGCAACGTCCTCTTCTGTCACCACGATTAACTCTGCTTCTGGAGTAGCCCTTAAGAACAATTCGATTTTAATTGTTGCAGCTACTTCCACAAATTTTTCAAATACACTAACGATTTTTGATTCGATTGGAAATACGTATACCAACTTTAATTCTATGCCACTTGTTAACCAATCGAGTACTGGGGTGATTCGTGTGGCTTGGGCTCGAAACACTACTGTTTCGACGAATACGTTCTCACTATCTCAATCGCTTACCACGAATATTGGATTTAGTTGGTGTGAGATTTCTGGGCTTGATACCACACCCTCTTTTATTGGGGCGCAGCTTACTGGAACTGCGAATACTTCTACGATCTCAATTGGTCCGGTAAGTAATAGCGTTGCCAATGCCATTCTTCTTTGTATTGGATGCGAACCAGGAGACACAGGCGATGGCCGTAGTGTTGGGTCAGTTCCGAGTGGGATGCTTCTTTCTACAGATAATCGGATTCTAATTGAGTACAAGATACTATCTGCATTAGAATCAAATACACCGCAGATTAATCTTCAATATGCGGGACCCGGTTCGTGGGCTGGGATTGCGCTAGTTTTGCAGGAGGTTGCTCCAGTATTTCCGCCACCTCCTTTTTTGGATCGGCAAGGACATAGACCTTTAATAGCAAAGAATCAGTATTCTAAACCGGATAGACTTTTCAGGATTGGACGATAAGGAGTAACTTATGGCCGGAGTATACGGAGTAGTAACAGCAGAAAATTTCTCTTGTAATTCGTCTTCTATTCCGATGACGATCGCACAAATCGTTGCTGGGACAAATCACCGTGTAGTGATTAAGGCATGGAGAATTTTCTTTGAGGGAACCACGTCAACAAATGCCCCGGTAGAAGTTCGATTTTTACGGCAATCAAACGCGACTGGATCTGGAGCGGCCATAACAGTAGAAAAAAAGAATTCCGCAGATGACGAAACTCTTGTGACTACGGCAATAAGCTGTTCTGCTTCTGGGTCTCAGCCAACGAATACTGGAAATCCGCTATTTATTGGTCGAATTCACCCACAAGGAAATTATGGGGAAATGGTGGTATTCGATAATCCGATTATTGTTCCTGGTGGAACGCGGCTTGGAATTCTATTAACTGCCCCCAATACCGTTGAAGCCACCATTACGGTTGATTTCGAGGAGTAATTATTCCTAGGAATAATTGAGATGGCTCTTCAGATCAAATCAGGATCATTTACGCTAAATGGGACCACCGGTTCTCAGACTGTGACTGGAGTTGGATTTACTCCAGTAGCCGTAATTTTCGCGGTACAGAATCTCACAACTGATGGAGTAGATTCTGGGAGCGGCAAACTCGGTTTTGGAATGGCCACCTCCTCCACTAAACGAGTTGGATTTGCCATAGCGGATTCATGTAGAGCGACAGATAATGCCGCTTGTATCCTCCTGTATTCCGGTGGTGGATCTTCTTTATGCAATGTTGATTTAACAAATTTCAATAGCGATGGTTTTGTTTTAAACATTGTTCAGACGAATGGCTCGCAGCGAGTTGTTTGTTACACCGCGATTGGTGGGGCAGATGTAACGAATGCCGAAGTGGTGCAATTCCAATGTCCTGCCTCAACTGGATCATATTCCTATAGCTCTTTATCCTTCAAGCCTGACGCGATCATATTCATGACCGCTGGGTTTACCGCATTGCAAACTTCCGAGATTGCTACCGGAAGGCTTGGGATTGGCTTTACTTCTGGTTCGACTAATAGTATGTGCATGACCATGGCGAGTGAAAATACCGCTGGGTCACGTAAGCAGCTTGCCAAATGTATTCACCTCGCAGATGTTGCCAATACTATAAAACTTGACGCAACTCTAACATCTTTTGATAGTGCTGGGTTCACCTTGAATTTCGGGACTGTGGAGACGAACGATTACATTTTTGGGCTCTGCATAAAGGGTGGGCAGTATACCGTAGGAACTTTTACAGAATCTACAACGAACAATTCTCAGGCTATAACCGGTATTACATTTGCCCCCAAAGGGCAGTTATTGATGAGCTATAACGCGGTCTCTGGGACCTCTTCCTTATCTGATGTTCGTAATTCATTTGGATCAGGAGAAAGTTCCACTTCCAGATGGTGTGTTTGGAAAGGCACATTCTCACCGTCTGATGATTGCGTATATTTGGACAGGACGAAAACAATTCGATTGATGACCTCGGCTTCTTCCACGAATACGAATCAGGGAATTGCCGACCTTACTAGTGAGGATGGGGGTGGGTTCACACTAAGTTGGACGGCTACAGATGGGACAACACGAGAGATTATTTACCTTGCTATGGGAGATGCCCCTGGAGCTGAAACAATAACCATAGATAAGTGGTTTCAACCCGCTTCAAATATCGTTAGGGAACCGTATCGAGTAGTCGCTTACTGAAAGGCTAAAAACATGCCACGTCGTTATGCCGTTTCTATCGCCGGACAGACTAATACCGCTGGAAAAGTACTCTGGGATATTCTTGCCACGGCCACAGTACGGCCAACGTTGTACGATCTCATCATTGGATCGCACGCTACTCCGGCTGATAATTCTTGCCAGTATGAGGTATATTTGGCAGCGGATGCTGGAACTACCCCAACAGCTAGCGTAACTCCGAAAGCATTGGATGCTACTGATCCAGCCGCAACTGCCTCGTCTCATAAGGGGATATATTCTGTTGATCCCGCTGTTAGCGGTGGAGCCCTACTTGAAATTCCTTTGAATCTCCGTTGTACGTTTAGATGGATTGCCACACCCGGTGGTGAGCTTATTGCTTCTGCAGCAACTACCTCTGGATTCCTCTTTAAATCCATTGCTGTGAGCGGTTCTGCGTACACAGTTGATACTGTTGCTCATTACTGGGAATGAATCATTATTCTTAGGAATAAATGATGGGCATTATAAAAACTCTTGAAGAGTTTAAATTTTTAGCACAATCTGTTAGAAAACCAAGTGGGTATTTTGTTTTAAACGGTGAACAGATCGCGGATACCGTTCAATGTGGGCATTGCCAAAAGCATTGGGTACCGATGCGCGGGTCTGGAATTCGTCGTGGTTGGTGTATGAATTGCGGAAAACCCACTTGTGGTTCTCAACAATGTGATAACTGCATTCCTGCGGAACGTAAACTTGAGTTGATCGAAAAAGGGATAAATCCGCGTCAATCAGAATAAGGTAAAGTGGCCAAACTTTTCCAATATCAAAGTCTCTCCGTAGAGCCAGCACATCTTCTTGATAAAGAAGAGACCGCTGCCCATTTGGATAAGTGGTGGCAGCAACCGTCCGAGCCAATAGTTAAGAGAAGACGTCCAGTAGCTAATATCGGTATTACGGTAGTAGATCCTCTTCTTTTAACTCTACCGGAAGAAACAGCGTCACACTTAGATAAATGGTGGCAGCAACCGTCTGAACCAATAGTTAAACGAAGACGTCCAGTAGCTAATATTGGGCATATCTCTATTGAGCCTCTTCTTATCACACAAAAAGAAGAGACTGCCGCTCATATAGATAAGTGGTGGCAGCAATATTCAGAACCAATAGTTAAAGTTCGTCGTCCAGTAGCCAATATTGGGTTTACTACCACTGATCCAAAGCATCTTCTTGATCCCGGTCCGGCTCCAGCAACCGGTGGGCCACTGTGGACAGCAAGAAATCTTGCGCCACGCGGGATCAATTTCACACCTGTAATTTATCCAGCTCTTGCTGTTATTACTGGAACAGCCACAAATTTCATAGAGATAGTTGGGCCACTTCCAACTCCGATTAATCGGTATCTCAAGCCACCTACCTCGCACCAAACGAAAAGACAGATAAGATTTAAACGACATTTCTACCAAGGAATGTACGTTATAGATCCTTCGTTGGGAGTAACTGCTCAAGCAGATAATCGAACAGAGAATAAGGCCAATCAACAGACGGCAGTTTCCGTTCTTGTAGAATGGCTAACTCAGCAAGTTATTCCTAAGAATAATTTGAATGAGAATCTCGGGCAGATCTTTTCACAGATCACAAACCTAAAAGAGAATAAAGGAAATCTCACTCCAACAGCTTCCGAGTTAACAGAGAATCTACTTCAGCTCATTCCGCAAGCCAATGATCTAAATGAATGGCTTGCTCAAGCGGGTGTTTCCGCCGTTTCTAATACTGCAACGAATATCCTCGAATGGATTCAAACTACTACCCCAGCTCAAAGCACTGATCGAACAGAGAGCCTTGTTTTCCTTCTTTCTTCAGCTTTAACTTGGAATGAATGGCAGACCTCGTTGCTTCGTTCGGCTATCGATTTCTTTGAGTACGAGGGCTATCTCGGACCTACCGCTACGAATTTCTGGGAAATAACTCTTTCCGCCGCCTTTATTAACTCCTTGTCTCTGGATAGAATTGAGATCAAGCAGTTAGTGAGTACGGTGACAACGAATGTTTCTGAATTCCGGTTGGGCACTGGAGTGGTTGTGCTAACGAGAGATCTTTTTACGGATGTTCTTATTTCGCAAGATTTATTCGTGGATAGTCAAATAACGCAAGATTCAGTCGTAGACGTTGATATTTGAAAAGGATGTCCCATGTCAATCATTCAAGCTGAATTGATTCAATATCAGTCGGCAAATATGCCGGTGGACGATGTGTCCACTTCCGGTGGTGGAATCAATGTTGCCGGAAGAGCCGATCTATTTTCTGCGGAAGTTCCGTCTCCGGCTCAAACGATCAAGCTTGCCTCCACTAACGCCGGGGATACTAGAACTGTAACCATCTTTGGGCGGAATAATGCTGGAGCGATTGTTTCTGAAGCTAAAGCATTGACCGGAACTACGGCGGTTACAACCACGCAGGCATTTGAACGTATCTCTAAAATCACGGTTTCCACTACGACCACGGCAGGAATCGTGATTAACGTTATGCGAACGAATCCAGCGGACGATGGTATTCTTGCCGCTATCCCAGCGGATATTACGAGTTGTCAGAGAATGTTCTATGATTCGCAATCAGAAGCTTCTCAGGCCGTTCGGTATGAGAAATTATTCTGGAAGAATACCAATTCTACGCTCACCCTGAATAACGCTACCGTTAAGCTCACTTCCAATCCGCTTTCTAAAATCAAGATTGCTCTTGAGGCGTCCTTAAATGACACCAATTCAGTTGCCAATAGGAAAACGGTCCCGAGTGGTGGGCTTACATTCGTTGATCAGAATTCAACTCCGTCAGTTCCAACTGGAGCCATTCCCTCTGGATCGGCAATTGGTACTTGGGTACAGCAGACGTTAGCGATTGCTGATGCCGCTGCGAAATCTTCTCATCAAACCCAGCTTACTGGAACCACTACCTAATTATTCCTAGGAATAATGATGCCGGTGTCTACCGATGACATCCTTTTACCAACACCTGGATTGGAGGTCCGTCCGGCATGGGACCAGCGTTCTTGGAGTTGCTCAGGAAGGATTCTTCTTTACCGAGAGGATTTAAATCATTTTAGGATTCATTGTGGGTTCGATATTTCTGCGATGATCCGAAATATTCCTAAGAATGGAAAAGAGTACCAAATCGCATGCCCAAAATGTGGGAATCTGATTACGGTACAAAGGACGTAGAATAATGGATGTAATCCATTTAGTAGCAGGTGACACGCTAAATCGAATTGTTCTTCGCGCAGTAGACAGGACTACGAAAACGGCTATTGATTTATCTCCTTATGCGAGCTTTAGTCTAAAGCTGCATGGACCGGTAAGTGGTACAAGGGCTATGGCGCAATATGATGGTTCATTGGCAACTGGCAGAGTGGTATATCGACCGTCTGCTACAGATTTCCCAAATCCTATGACAGTATATGGGCAGTTAGAAATACGAGATAGTGCAGGAAACATCATTGGAACTTCTTACCCACCTGTAGCAATTCATGTGGCGGCTAAGTACTAATCATGGCTGATCCATTTTATCTTGCTCAATTAACCAGCGTAAAGAACACAATTGGTGGTGGTATTGCCGAAGATACTACAGGTAAATATGACGTGGTGGTTACTCAGTTGATGACTGAAGTTACTTACCAAATGCAGATCTACCTGAATCGTATTATCCAAACCCAAACGAATAAGATTCAATATTTTGATTGGCTTGGGTACTACACCCAATTAAGTCTCGAGACATTCCCAATTGATACCACAGCAACTTTTTCTATGTGGGTTGATGCGCTAAGGCAGTTCGGATCCACGTCAAGTTACCCAGCTTTGAATTATGACGTGCAATCAAAATCAGGGATTGTACGCTTCAATTATCCACCTCTTAGCTATGGTTATGGTGTGGTCAAGGTGCAATATTCCGGAGGAATGGGAGCTACTACAGAGGAGTTTGCATCTAACTATCCGGACATTTCAGGGGCATTTGCCACTGAGGTAGCTTTCAGATTCCAGAATAGAAGTACCCTTGGAAAGATCGCAGTAACCGTTTCTGGAGCCTCTGTAACAACCTCACAGCGCGGGATATTTTTACCCCTGGTAACGGATGTTCTTGATATGTACCGAAGGGTTTAATTCCTAGGAATAATTACTATGGGCGCTTCCTTTAGTGTAAAGGCAAATGCTTTTGGGATAGAACGGCTAACTCGAAAACTTGATTTCGCAGCTAAAAATTCAAGAAGTGTCATTGCAAATGTTCTTCGTTCTGAAAGTAGAGGTCTCATTGCGGAACTCAAAAAGAAGTACATGTCCGGTAGACCTGGCGTATACCGAAGAACGGGGGCGTTACAGAAGAGCCTTAAAGCCAATGTTCAAATTAGCACGGGGGAAGTCTCGCTTACTATAGGTTCTAATTCGATCTACTTTAATCTTCAGAAATATGGTGGTGTGGTAACCCCAAAAGTTGCTCAATATATGGCGATTCCAACTAACTATGGATTAACGGCCAGAGGATTGAAACGATTTCCAGGTGGCCCAGGAGGTTACCCAGGACAATTTGGGGTCAGAAGATCGCAAGATGGACGGTTATTCCTATTCCTATTCCAGAAGATGGCCGGAAATACCACACATAGATTGGTCAAGTCTGCCTATATTCCACCAAGGTTGACTTGGGATGCTGCTGTGTTGCGATATTTACAAAGAACCACTTTTCCTAAGATTCGTGAAAAAATGGTTGATTTACTCGCATGAGTTCAAGAAGAGAACTTATTCTTCAGAATATTGAAACGACCTTAAACACCATTTCAGTTGAGAATGGGTATGAGGTTACTTTACTTAGGGTAGCCCGAGTTCCTTCTTCTCCATTCGACAATGCTCTTTTTCCCTGTGTGATGATTCTTGATCAGGGGGAAGACAAGGAAGAAGGAATACCGGTAAATAAGACTACATGCACCCTGAAGATTGAGATAGTATTTTGGAATGACGAATATGTGGATATGTCCACTAAAGCCATTCAGATCCAATCCTCAATTGAGAAGGCGATGAAAGTGGATAATCTTCGAGGTGGGTATGCCTATGATACGAAAGTGATTTCAAATTCATTCCTTGTTGAGGAAGAGCATTTCCCGCTTGGTGGTGGGACTATCATGTATGAGATTTATTACCGGCACGCTCTTGGCGATCCATACTCAGGTTGATTATTCCTAAGAATAATTTGTTGGAGATTTAAATATGCCTCCAAGCAGAGGAAATCCGTTACTCAGAAAAAATACGCTTGTCGTTGTCAAAATGGAATCAACGGAAGGAACTGAGGCAGCGCCTAATCCTTCTACGGATGCTAAGATTTTGAATGTGAACGCGCAGTTCAAGATTGAGACCAAGCAGATTGAACGTAATCTTGTTGGACCTGGATTCGCTCGGAAGCGCTCTCTTATTGCAGAGAAGCTCGCTCGAATTACTTTCGAAACTGAAATCATGGGGTCTGGGACCGCTGGAACACCTACTACCTGGGCTACGCTTCTTGCCGCTTGTGGCTTTAAGCACACCAATGTTGCTTCTACGTCTGACACCTATGATCCAGTAACGAATCCAAGTACCTTTGATAACACTGGAGCGGCTGGAAACTCCTCTCTTACCATTTATGTCTATGAAGATGGTATCGTTAAGAAGGCGAGAGGATGTAGAGGAACCTTCCGAATCAAGGGTGAGGGTGGAAATCCCTGCATGATTGAATGGGAGTTCCTCGGAGTATATGTTGGAACGGCTGATGTGGCTTACCCTACTCTATCCAGTGGTGCGGATGGGTCTACAGTGAATCCACCACTTTTAGAGTCGGCGGCTTTTACCTTCCAAGGGTTGGCATCGGATATTGTACTTATCAAATCCTTGAACCTTGATATCGGGAACAATATCGTTCCCCGTTGGGATGTGAACGTTTCTTCTGGGGTTAAATCCATCTTTATTTCCGATCGACGTGTTACTGGATCGATTGATCCTGAAGCGATGCTTACCGCTGATTTTGATCCTATTGCAAGATTGAATACTCCTACCGTTGGGGCTTTTAATATCACTATTGGGACTACAGCAGGGAATAAATTCACGATTACTGCTCCCGCTGCGGAGTGTCAGATTGTGGACGTCCAAGAGGGTGAGCGAGATGGGATTCTTCACTATACGCTGAATCTCCAATTCAATTGCCCAGTGGTAGAGGATGCGAACAATAAGGAAATTCGTTTCGCGTTGGTGTGATTATTCCTAGGAATAATTGAAAGGGCATTAGATGATTCCGGCAGACACTACAGAGATCGTTGAGTTCACGCTCGATAGCGAGAAAGATCTTCCAGAGGATAAGAAGGCAGTTTTTAAAGTTCGACCGATTACAGTTCGTGGAATGCGTATGATTACTCGAATGACCAAGGATCCGGATACCAACGTATCCTTTAGGATTGATCAGACCTTGGATCTTTTGAATCTGCACATCACCGGGTGGAGAAACGTATTCCATCCTTCAGGTGAGCCTATTGGATTCGAAATCGATAACCGTGGGTATTCCATTGAAACCAACTGGGATAATTTTGCGCTTCCGAGGATAGTTGAGATATTCCAAAGAATGATCAAGGCGATGGGTATTTCAGGAGATGAAGCAAAAAACTGACAATGGGGGCATTGATCTCCGCTGGATACTATGATGTCCAATGCGATAAATGCCCCCAGAGATCAGAGGAGTATCAAAAGCTACATGGATGTCTTGGGCCAGTTACTCAACCGGTATATGCTTGGGATGATTTTATTTGGTATGAGTGCCCAAAGAAGGTTATGCCCAGTTGGACCTATGAGTTCTTTTCCTTGTACTCCTTATGTAGGCTAACGGAGTCATGGCCAATGTCCGGCTCGATCCTCGATCAGACCTATAAGTTCATGCAAGCAGCTCTTCTTGTTGAACGAGTTTGTTCTGAAGCTCGTGAGCAAGAGACGAAATTGAACGAGAAGAATCATGGCAAATAACGTAGATATTAAAATCACAGTTAGCACAGCCAATGTCGATGCAGTCTTATCTAAACTTAAAACCAATCTTCAGGGTGTTGATACGTCCGTTAAAACTGTAAATACCCAGCAACAGGTTGGCGGGAACATCAACAATAACTTGGCCAAGTCTGTTGGATCTTTAGACACTGGGTGGAGCAAATATCGTACAACGCTTGGCTTAACCTTACGGCAGATGAACCCACTCATTAATTCCACTTTTGATTTCATCAGAACACTTGCGAGACTCAGGACTATTTTCTTCTTGTTTTTAACCGTTTTTGCCGTTCGCCCAGCAATCCGTGTGTTTGAGGAATTCGCCAAAGGATCTACAGAATTCCAAAAAACATTGGAGCAACTAAATGCAAATTTCGATGTGATGAAAGAGCAGATAGGGACAAAATTAGCGCCATTATTCCGAGCAATTGCTTTAATGATTGATATTGTAAAAATCAAACTTCTCCAGATTGGGGTTGCTATAGTTCCAGCTATTGCTGGGCTATCTGTATATGCGGTACGCATATTTAATGTATTCAAATCAGTTGCTTATGGTCTAAAAAGCGCTTTTGTTGCCATTGATTTATATTTTTCTAAAGGTACACAAGAAAAGATAGATGAACAAAAAACAGCTATAGCGAAGTATACAAAGGATCTTGAGAAACTATATGCGCTACAAAAGCGTGGTGTGGAATATGCAACAGATCCCCAGAGTTGGTGGGGAAAATCAGAGCCTATAACAGATTTAATCAACAATACTATAGATTTAATGGGTCGAGCCTCCAGGGAAATTGAAAGTCTTGAACACGGCTCAAATGCAGCTGCCGACGCAGCGATAAAAAAAGCCATGGACACGCTTGGCGAAGATATGGCCGCAGCGGCAGAGGCATGGGGGGCAGATCCAGATAAAAATCCATTCGTAATAATGCTTAACGACGTATCCGAAAAATTAACTGCCAGTGGGGTAGATAAAGATCTTGAAAATGCCCTGCAAGATCTTTTGGATAACTTAGCCGGAAAGGTTAAGGACAACGGTAAAAACGCGGCGGGGGAATGGGCAACAGGTTTTAAAGTTGGGTTTGCGAAGTATCAAAGAACTCTCTTAGCTGACGTAACACAGCTTGCAGAAGGAATTGCTCAAGCACTTGAGACTGGCTTAGGGGATACCTTCCTGAATATCATGGAAGGTAAATTTAACAAGTTTAAAGACATTGTTGTTTCAACGCTTCGAGCGGTTCAAAAAGCCATAGCGGATTTCTTAGCTCGTGAGGCGGTTGGAGCAATCCTTAAACAGGTAATAGGTCCAATTGCACAAGGAGCTGTTGGACTATTTACACCTTCTGCGGGTGGTGGGACTCAATCCGCAAATACGATTGTTGCAAATAATCCTGGATTGGTTGAGCACGCTTCAGGTGGTATTGTCTATAACCCATCTGTTTCACAAGTTGCTGAGCATGGTCCTGAAGCGATTATCCCACTTCAGTATCTAAATTCGCGTAAGAGTGGTGGGAATACGGTTATTTTCAATATCAATACCGTAGACGGGCAATCCACGGCAGCGTTCTTCAATCAGCATCAAGATAAGATCATCAATATCGTGAACCGTGGAATTACTGGTGGGAGTCAATCCATGCGTACCGCATTCGGTAAGAAGTGAATTATTCCTAGGAATAACTGATGCAAACATGGGCCATCTCCCCTCAGTACGCGCATACCGAGTCCGAGACTTATAAGACTCAACAGACTCCATTTGATCTTGGAATGGTCCAAACCAGAGCATATTGGCTCAGACCAAAGAGACGCTTCCAGCTTCAATGGAATGCAGCAGTTCAATCAGAAGTAGAATCTATTCGTTCATTCTTTAGAGACATCAATGGGCCAGCCGGAGCATTCCTTTATTCTCCAGCCGATCCTATACCAGCACCTCATCGATCGGGGGACCCGGCTGAATCCACAGCAGGGTCCCTTTCTTTACGCACCTACTATTGGGTAATTACCTGGGTGACTGCGAGTGGAGAGACAGGTCCTTCTCCAGAAGGTACGTTTCAAGTATCGGCTAACAAGCTGCTAAATATCACGGTTCCAAAGTTCTTCTACAAATCCATTACGAAATGTCGAGTCTATGTTGGAACCTCTTCTGGGTCTTACCAGCTTCAGAATGAGGTAACCACATCAGGTGGAACGTTTATCCAGAATTCTACTGGGCTTGTTGGTGGGGCAGCTCCACCGACTTCCAATACTGCAAAAGAGACTGTCACGGTACACCTTCAGGATGATTCATTTGATATTCAGAAGAATACCGCTGTTTCATACGCGATAAATCTAACCTTTGAGGAAATCCCTTGAGTAGCGCAATATCCTCTTTGAACTATACGGCGTTTGCAAAAGCTACCGTATTTGGAACCTTCACAGCCTCTCAGACTACTCTTACGCTCAATACAAACCATGGGGCTCGTTTGCCGGCTCCGCCTTTTAGATTTGTACTTCGAAACGCTTCAGACTATCAAGATGCCGCAGATGCGTTTTGGGCTGGGCAAGCTGAGATTTGTGAATGTACCGCCAAGTCAGGGGATACCCTTACTGCAATCGAACGTGGACTTGAGGGGACGATAGGATTTGTTGGGGTAACTGGAAAGACATACAAACTCGAAGTAACTCCACTTGTTTCCTATGTGGAGACTGTGAATACCCGCCATCTTAATCCAAAGTCTCCTGAGTTTGGAGCTAAGGGTGATGGATCAACGGATGATACTGCAGCGATTCAGGCATGTATTGATAAGATTCCAGCTACAGGTGGGAAGATCATTTTCCCACCTGGGACCTATAAGATCACAGCCTCACTCAAGTATATCCCTTCTACCTTTGCTGCAAGTTCAGGTGGCCTTGTCATCGAAGGTTCTGGAGTTGATTGTACGGTAATTAAGGGTAATTCCCTCACAAGCGCGGTTCTCAAATCTAAAGATACCACTAATAGGTATTGGAGAATTGCCTTTAGAGATATCACCATTTCCAATACTTCCAGATACGTTTCTGGTGGTATTGGAGTAGAACTCTCTAAGGTGATGGACTGTAACTTCCACAATGTTCGAATCAATGAAGTGGAGACTGGGATCTACGCTAAGGATGAATCCTGGTATAACCTCTTAGACGGTTGCTTTATCCAAGGGTGTATCACCGGAGTTAAGCTCGATAACGGTTCATCTACTCCAGCCAATGAGTGGACGTTTAACGGTGGGAAGATTCTCGATACGATCAATGGAATGATTCTTGAGGGGGTCACCAATACCAAAGTATTTGGGACATCTTTTGAGACATTTGTAAACGCTCTTCATATCGGGCCGACCGCCAATACCTCGAATACGACCGTTTATTCCTCAAGAATGGAAAACGGTACGGCTGGAAGTTCCGTTGGCGTTTCCGCCGTTGCCGATAATGGATCGGGAATATTTCGAGTCACCACGGCATCCGCTCATGGATACTCTACCGGAAATAGAGTTGCCGTTGTTGGGGCAACTGGGACAGGTTCTTCCACGCTCAATCAGGGTTATGTAGCGACGGTAATTGATTCAACCCATTTGGATCTTCAGGGAGCTACCTATTCAGGTCCACCCACAGTTACAAGCGCAGTACTATGGCCTGGATCAGGTCCAGCTATCCCCATTGTTTCCGTGGCCGATAATGGTGGTGGGCTCTTCAGAGTTACCACCCCATACCCGCATGGGTTGTACACCAACAATCAGGTGAAGGTAACCGGGTCAACTGGAACTGGATCATCGAACCTGAACAATACTCGAACAATCACAGTAATCAGCTCAACGACATTTGATCTCGTTGGGTCTACTTATTCAGGTCCACCAGCTACCACAGCAGCTCAAATTTGGGGGGCTGGAATCCAGATCTTCTCTGGATCTACTTACCCAATGATCATGCAACCACACATGGTTTTTGCTGGAAGTACTCAGAAGATTTTGGGGGTATTCCCATCTGCTTCAAATGTTTTTATGCAGGGGCTTCGCAAGGAAGCTGTTGGATCCTCGTCTTCCACAGGAACAATCACACTAGACGTAGCCAATGTATCTTGGATTATTGGGAATGCCGGTTCAGCTACTACAGTAACTGATTTCGTGAATGGGTACACTTTCCAAGTGATTGGGTTTATTCCTACGACTGCAAACTACACACTCCAACACAATGCTTCTTCTGGAATTTTTACGAATACAGCGGCAAATAAAACTCTTGCAGCGAATCAAACTACCTTCTTTGTTAATCACAGCGGACTATGGCGGGAACTTAAACTCTAATTATTCCTAGGAATAATCATGCTGGGATCTGGAGCTATTGGGGTTGGTGCGATTGGTTCTTCGATTGTGTATTCGAAGACCATCTCCTCTCGTCTGCTTCAATCAGATATTCTTGGTGCTATAGACACAATGAACCAAGAGGGGATTTGGGCACACCTTTTTGAAGTAAATGTGGATAGCACCACAGTTCTATACCTCACAGATTTCCATGATCCTATCATCTACAATTCCACTACATATACCCCCTATCCCATCGCTATCGAAGCGGTCACTACTACGGCAAAACCCGAGAACAAAACCTTCACGGTTACCGTAGCAAACATCGATCGAAGCATTGCCGCTTACTTAGAGCTTGGGAAAATTCTTGGGAATGACGTCAAAATCATTTGGGCATTTATTCGAAAGGCAGACGGAGAAGTTCTCAAAGGGTACCAAGATATCTATCAAATTCTTTCTGGGGAAATTAACGAGGATAAAGCCGCTGCCGTATTTGAGGTTGGTAAGTACAATCTCTTTAAAGCGAAACTCCCGCATACACGTTGGATTGATTTCCGTTGTGGCTTTGTCTACCGATCCATCAATGAATGTGGATATGGGCGAGAAGAATTCAAAGGGCTTTCCCAGCTTGATTTTAAGCAGGGTGGTGACGGGTATAAAAACGTTCAAGGTTGGTATGCACTTAACCTGGCTAATTGCACCTCCGCTGATATCAACGTCCTAGACGCAGATTATCTGAGTATTCGGATTGCCACTTCAGTTAACTGCAACTGGAATCAAACCACAAAAACAGGTCCGTTCTTCTACCGAAAGCTTCTTTGTTCCGACGTCATTAACGTACTTCCTGATTTCGATATCCAGGTTCTTATGGGTGGTGACCCCAATGAGGTGCAAGAAACAGAAGGACTACTTATCTGTACTGATTCAGATTCAACATCGAATTGGGTATTTATCGCCAGAAGAGTTCTATCCGGTTCAACGGCTTCTTTGGTGATAATGAAGAACCTTGCCGGAACTGAAACTACTGAATATTCCACTGGGGCAGATAACCTCAATCTTAGGGTAGTAAAATCAGGAACCTCATTCGTCTGTTACGCGAAGGCTAATGACGCAGCAGCTACTTGGGTTCAGTTAGTTTCAGTAACGCAAGCAAACCTCAATGGAGTAAATCTACGTGTTGGAATTGCCTTTGGTTCCGGTGCCTCTGGAAGATCGTCCATATTCGCAGGAAGAGCAGATTACTTTCGCATGGTCTCTGGAGGGTACCGAACCTGCAATCGAACCATAGAGGACTGTAGAACACGGGAGAATATCAGACGAATTGATGCGGCCCCATCGATCCTACATGGCGCATTGAATCTCTGATTATTCCTAGGAATAATGAGTATCCTACCCCCTCCCCAAAGCATTGAACGAACTATTACGCATCTAAAGAACATTGCCCAATCCATGATTGGGATTCCCTACAAGCATTTAGGGAGAGATCCCAAGGTGGGTTTAGATTGTTGGGGTTGTGTGATTGAATTCTATAAACGTGTTGGGGTTTCTCTTCCAGACCCTATCAGTAGCTACTCTCGGGATTGGTACAAATCTGATTCCTATATTTGGGAGAACCAATCCAAGTACTTCTCTGTGGAATGCTTCCCAGCACCTTCCTATATTGCAGTTCAGAAAATTAGCGCTCCAGTTCCAAATCATCTTTCAGTGGTGATTGACCACACGTATGTTTTGAATTCCTCGGATAACTTTGGAGTTCATTTTCTTCGTTTGTTTTCCATTCGGAAATACATCGTGAATTACCTTAGAATAGACGCCTTGAAGATTCGAGATGATCTCGACACCACGATTATTCCTAGGAATAAAGCATGATCTCACTTATCGAGAATTATTCCTTTAAGCAAGATGTCCGGACGGAGTTAGACGGGAGAGAATGGAACGGGCGTCCAATTCTCGATCTTATTCCTGAGGAATATCAGTACTCCCCGAACTTGACGCTCCAAGTCTGCCAGAATTTGGATAGCCTCACAGTTGAGGATCTCGCCGTTCGGGTTCTTGCAGACGGCGACTCTATCCGTATTCGGATTATTCCAAAGGCGGATATTATAACCGTAGCTTTTGTAGTCCAGCTTATTATTGGCCTTGCTGTTGGGTATGCCATCAGCGCCATCATCAATGCCATTATTGGTCCGCCTAAAAAGCCCAAGAAGGATTTAGAAGAATCAGCTACTTATGATTTCGATACAGCGCAGAACACCACCAGGAATGGAACGGCAATTTCGGTGGTGTACGGGCAGATCCGTGTAGCCGGACAAATCCTTCTTGCCAAGACTAGTACCCGCACAGATGGAAAAGTAGCGGTACGTATGTTGATTGGGCTTGGAGAAGGTGGAGATTATGGGTGGCAGTCCATTTGTGGATTCTCAGCAGATCAAAACGTAGTTGCTCCATCTGATTCATTAGAGATTAATGGAAACGTAGCTTCTACGTATCAAGGCGTAGTGATGTCCACCCGTCTTGGATCACCGCATCAAGGAATCATAGCGAACTTCACAGATAGCGTTATTCGAACTCAAAATTTGGATATCCTCCTCACTTCCGGCAACGAACAAATTTATTCCGGAGTGAATCCAGTTGATTCGACTGAGATCAAACTTAGATTCCCGAATGGTCTATTCGCCCTTTCCTCGAAGGGGAATCTCACTTCCAAAACGGTTACGATTGACATTCGGTATCGTACTTCAGGTGGATCATTTGGTAGTCCAACGACTGTCACCATCACTCGGTCTACCAGACAGGAATTTACTTATTCCTACAGAATAGATGGAAGGAATAAGACGATTACGGATGTCGGGGTAAAACGTATAACGGCGGATGACGTTGGGGTTAACTCCGTTTCCATAGTGAATTTTTACGAAGCGAACGAGATCACCAACGATGATCTTGCGTATCCGAATAAGGTTCTTGTTGGAATCGATGCTCTTGCTACCGATCAACTGCACGGCAATCAGCCATCTATCTCCTGCCTCGTCCAAGGGCTCAAGGTAAGGGTTTACTCAGACGTTGATACTTATAGTCCGATATGGACACAAAACCCTTCCTGGATCATTTTGGACCTATTGACGAACAAACGGTATGGGCTTGGGCAGCACATCAGTATTTCAGATTGTGACATTCAATCCTTCATTGATTTTGCTGCCTTCTGTGACTATCTCGTCCCAGTTCCCGGTGGTGCATCGGAACCGAGATGTAGATGCAATATTGTTATCGACACGATCAAAGACGCTTGGGATTGGATCTATGAGATAGCACAAACATCTTTCGCATCTATTTTTTCTATTGGTGGGGTTTATCGAATTAAGGCTGATACGACCGGAAGTCCGGTAATGATGTTTACCCCTGGGAATACCAAGAATGTAGTTTTTGGGTACACGCCACCGAGAGATCGAATCAATTATGTTGAGGCGTCATTTCCGAATGAATCGATCGATTACGCGCATGACTATGTGGTTGGGCTTGATCCCTCTGTTGTGGATACGAACCTCTACGTAAAAGAGAGTACTGAATTTCTTTCTATTACCAGAAGGACTCAAGCTCTTAGGTTGTCCAATTACAGAATCAATGCCAACACATTACTCACGAGGTATGCCAGTTGGGAATCTGACATTGCCGCAATGCGGTGTGAACCCAATGATATTGTGGAGCTTGGGCATGATTCCGCAGCATGGGGACTTTATTCCGGGATAGTTCAAACCGCAGGAACGGCGGATATTACCGTTGATCGTGAGATTACGTTTGTTGGTGGGCATACTTATTTAGTTCGGGTATTCCATTCCGATGGTTCATTTGAGTCTAAGACGATATCCCAATCTGCTGGGACATACACCAGATTTGGAATCGTTGGAAGTTGGGATCAGGTCCCGCAGCAATATAGACCCTATTGGATAGGTGAGCAGACTTCATCGATCAAACAATTCAAGGTCATGGAAACCACCATGAACCCTGATATGACGGTGAAGATCTATGCGATTGAGTACAATCCACTTGCCTATGCCGATACGATTATTGCCCAACCAACGCAAGTACCGGAGATAGGGTTTAATCCCGGTGAGTTCCCACCAGATGTAACTAATCTATCTGTGAAAGAACGAGTCTATATCAATCCAGATGGTTCACTAACTCGGGCGATTGATGTTTCCTTTAACCCACCGGTATCTCCGATTTATGCCCATGCGGATATTTGGATTAAATTCCATGCCGATGCTACTTGGCCGATTACGCCATCGGTATCGGTTGTTAAGGGTGGTTATTTCCAAGTTCCTGGAGCCTACGACGTAGGGACAGTCTTAGACGTAGCGGTATCATCAGCTTCAGTCTTCGGAATAAGGAAGCATCCCTCCCTTTCCCCACAAGTCACAATCACACTTGCGAATTCTACCACTGTTCCAGCAGACGTGACTGGATTCACCGTTGTTCGATATGGTGACAATCTGGCCTTTAGCTGGACTGCGAATGTCGATGCGGATATCGATTATTACGAGATTCGAAATTCAACAATCAATACATGGGTTTCATCTCAGCTTATATCGAAGGTTTCAGCTACAGCATTTGATACCCCGATTTTCTTTGCCTCTACTTCTTCGTACACTACGTACTACCTAATTAAAGCGGTGAATACTTCGGCAAATTCTTCCGCGAATGCTGCCTCAGTAACTCTTACGATAGATCCGAAGGTCAACCAGAACATTGTCATTTACGGAGATTACCGTAGAGGCACTGGAACGAATCTCACGATAGCCGCTGATTGGGCTACAGGTACGATTACCAATTTCGATCTTACTGGATCTACTCCAAAGACACTTGGAGTACATACCGTTGGCACTCAATCTGTCTTTGAAACAAACGAAATAGATATTGGATCGATTCTTAGATCCAGAGTAACGGTTTATGCGGTTGGGCAACAGATTGATCCCACATTGGATTGGTCACACGCCTCATTTACTTGGGATCAAGGTAATCTCAGGAATTGGACTGGACCGATTGGAACATCGAATATCGCTATTCAGCTTCAATGGAAATTTGGGAATACTACTGGATCAGGGTCCTATGCTCCATTTATCCCTCAAGAAGCCACTTTTAGGTACGCACGGTTTAAAGTTCTTTTCGACGTAACAGACACTCAGTATGATGGGGAGTTAGTGGAGTTCCAAGTCACGATCGATGTTCCAGATATCATTGATCACCAAACTGTTACCGTGACAAATGGAACAGGGACGATCACGTATGGGAAATCATTTACCCAATCGGCAAAAATCTCAAAGGAAGTGAACATCAAAGATGGGAGACAGGGGGATTATTACGCGATCTCTTCCGAAACGAATTCTGGATTTACGATCACGATCTATGATCAATCCGGAGTTCAACTTGGCACTGGATCGAATAATAATCGAACCGTTGATGTTTTGGCCAAGGGGTACTGATTATTCCTAGGAATAATTATGGCGTACAAGATTGAACGGTACTCAGTAACAGTTGGCTCCAACTCTTTGAGTCTCCCAAAGAGCGCAAATATCATCGGCGTTCAGGACGATGCTGGAACGAAGTACATCATTGTTCTTTACGATGACACTCTTGTTGGGACTGATTCCCGTACCATTGTTTACGGTGATGGAACCAACGTAACTACTTCCAATGGAAGTATTCATCTTGCAGGTAATTTAAGGCAGATTTACGAGCCGTGGCTTGCTCCAGGAACTCCCGGAGCACATGCCGCGACGCACCAACATGGTGGTGGAGACGAGGTGGCTACGGTAACTCCTACCGCCAATGCTATCCCTAAAGCCAAAGCAGACGGAACACTTGATTCCGGGTGGCTTGGGGGTGGTGGTGGGGGTTTGACACAAGCTCAGATATTAGCCCGAGGTTTAGGCGCATGATTATTCTGGATGCCACCACAGACACCATCAAAGCAGTTCTTGGTGGGACTGTAACAACGAATCAACTTCAATGTGTTGCGGCGTGGAGAGACATTACCACTTCCGCCTACACACCTGGAAAGACCGTAATCAACACCAACAACACCACGGACGTTACCGTTGTTGGCTCTCCCGCTGCGTCTACCCAAAGAGTGGTGGACTATCTTTCGATTCACAATAAGGATACGGTTTCTCAAACTGTAACGATCAAGTTTGACGCGAATGGCACTCAGTACATTTTATGGAAGGGGACCATTGCGGCGGATAAGAAAATTGAGTACCAAGATGGGATTGGGTTTCACGATCCTTTTGCTACGGCAGGAGGGGGAGCTGCTGATGGATATAACATCCTTGCGGCTGGAACACAGACTGCTAATACTACCGGAACAGTAAATTTCGCAAATTCAAATGGCATTTCATTCGGAATGTCTAATAGCTCTCAGATAACGGCGAGCTATACGGTCCCATCTACGGCTGGACTTGTCTCAGCCGTGAATATTTCAGCAGGTACTACCAATTCGAATCTGTCCAATTTTTCTTTTAAGGACACTAACGGTATTTCATTTGGGCTTAGTGCCGGATCGATCATATCCGCATCTGTAGCTACCAGTCTTACAAATGTCAACGTATCTGCCGGAACGACGTCGAATAATTTATCGGCGATGGTTTTCTCAAACTCAAATAATGTCTCATTCGGATTAAATGGATCTACGGTAACTGCCACAATCACCGTTCCTTCTCAAACGAATCAAACTGTTGGTTTATATGCGTCTTCGAATACCACTTTAACTTCCTCGGGAACCGCAGATGCTCGAAGTCTTTCATTCCGAGGAATAGGTGGAGTTACTGTAGGATATTCTGCTAATGAGCTTCTTCTTTCTGGCGTAACTACGGGAGGGCTTGTTTCCGCAGTAAATATCTCCGCTGGAACTACCAATTCAAATTTGTCTAACTTTTCATTCAAAGATACCAACGGTGTTTCATTTGGATTAAGCGCCGGTTCGATCATCTCAGCTTCGGTGGCTACCAGTCTTACTGCGGTTAAGATTTCCGCTGGAACTGCCTCAGCGAATCTTTCCGCTTTGACTTTCTTTGATTCAAACAATGTATCCTTTGGATTTAACGCTTCAACCGTTACGGCTACCGCAAGCTTTCCAGCGCAGACCAATCAGACTATTGGAATTTATGGTTCCTCGAATACCACCCTAACTTCTTCTGGGACGATTGATGCTAGAAGCCTTTCGATACGTGGGGTTGGCATTATCAGCGTTGGTTATTCATCGAACGAGATAGTTCTTTCGGTTCCATCCGGTGGTGGCGGAGACGGGTTTAACCAAGCTGGGTTTACCAATTCTACTGCGAATTCAAACATGTCCTTGGTATGGGCTGGAAATAGCAATGGAAGTGGGAATCTAACTTTTGGACTAACTGGATCTACCATTACCGGATCCGCAGCACTGAGTGGTATCGGAGCTGGTGTATCCAATCTGGGCAATACCGCTGGGTCCACAGGAACGGTGACCACTGGGAATGTGGTTTTTGTCGGTAGTAACGGGATTACTCTTTCACAGTCTACTGGAGCCGCTGGAAGTAACGCTACGATTACTATCATGCGGAATCCTCCCACGTCATATTTTGAACCTCCAATGCGTGGGCAGACTCTCACGGGAACTCAGGCAAACGGAACTGTCTATGTCCAACCATTTTGGTTGGAAGAAGCGCATACGATGTACCGTATGCAGATTTTGCAGAGTGTTTCAACACAATCTGCAACCACTTGCTCTTTGTCCTATTCCTTTTCTAGCCAGACAAGTTCCAATGCGAATAATACCTGGGGACAATCTGGAACCGTATTACTCTATTCAAGAGTCTCCACTGGGACAAACGCAAGTAGTTCCCAATTGGTTAGCTTCTTCTCGGCTTCCTACTCCCATTCCGTAGGAATATCTCATTCGATTACTTGGTCTACCAATGCTAGTTCTGCCACTGCCTCGTTCACCTCCACTGGGCAGGTTCAATACAATTCAAGTATTGATAGCGTTGGTGGGCTTACCACAAGTTCCTTCAGTACAAGCGGATCAGGAAGTACAAGCAGTACTTCAACAAATCAAAATAGCTCCTCATGGAGCCATATCAATTCCTTCCTAAGCTCGGTTATGTCAGGATTGAGGCCGATTTTAATTCCTTTCGCCACGTCTCTTACTCCGGGGGAATATTGGCTCGCACATATCCAATCCTCAGCTTCGGGAACTACGAACTATAACCATTCACGAGTTGTCAGTATCCAACCGCAGCTTATTTGTTACAGTACCGTTACAGCGAATATTGCAGAGATAGGAGGTACCGCAACGCTTGCATCTTCTAATATAATTCAAGGATGGGGTAGCTATAGCGCGAGTTCAAATACCTCAGCGGCTTCTGGTATTCCACATACGGCGATTAGCCCGAATTCGCAGCTTCAAACATGGTTCAATATGATGGCATGGGTGAAATGAAGGCAGAAATCATTCAGTTGGGCATGGCAGGGCAGCATAACGATAATCTTGCTGAGTCTACTCGGCAGGTTATCGAAGGTGGTTCCTGGAAAAAGCAAAGAACGATCATGCTAATTCCAGCAGCCGCGACTATTCCAACGAAAGTATACCTATCACATTGTTCGTTGATCTTCCCACCAAATCAAGCGGCACATCGTATGGCAGCTCTTGGTATGGAAGTAGGAGATGCGTTTTCACAATCTATCGAGCAAATACTTGCACACCCAGATCTTTCTCAATGGGAGTACCTTCTTACGGTGGAACACGACAATATGCCGCCATGTGATGGACTCGTAAAACTCATCATTCAGATGGAGAGACATCCTGAATTCTCTGTCATTGGCGGACTCTATTGGACAAAAGGACCCGGTGGTTGCCCGCAGATTTGGGGGGATCCAGCCGATCCAGTATTGAATTTTAGGCCACAGCCACCGGTAGCTGGAAAGTTGGTTGAATGTTGCGGAACTGGAATGGGATTTACTCTTTGGCGTCTTTCCATGTTCAAAGACAAAAACCTTCGGAAGCCGTGGTTCAAAACGGTGGCTGGAACTGAAGGAGTTGGAACTCAAGATCTTTACTTTTGGGGAGATGCTCGAAAGTACGGGTATCGGTGTGCAATCGATTGTAGCGTCCTTGTAGGGCATTATGACCATACCGGCCAATTTGGTCCGGCTGAGACTGTTTGGTGATTATTCCTAGGAATAATTGAGGGAGCAATGGAATTACTTAAGATCGATTTGGGGTGTGGGAAGAACAAGAAGGAAGGGTTTCTTGGGGTAGATTCTATTTCATTTCCAGGAGTTGATATCGTTGCTGATCTACGCCAACCATGGCCGTGGAAAGATAATGAAGTGGACGAAGCCCATTGTTCGCATTTTCTTGAACATCTTACAGCAGATGAAAGAATCCATTTTGTTAATGAACTTGATCGAGTACTAAAACCAGGTGGCAAATGTACGCTTATTTGCCCCCATTGGAAATCTTGTCGGGCTTATGGTGATCCAACCCATGTTTGGCCACCTGTATCTGAATTTTGGTTTTACTACCTATCCAAGGAATGGCGTAAAGCAAATGCACCACATACCGATTCAGAAATAAGAACACCCGGTTTCAAATGCGATTTGGAATGCACCTGGGGTTACGGATTAGACCCCTCGCTTCTTGTCCGAAACGTGGAATATCAGCAACATGCGATGAAGTTTTATACTGAAGCGACACCCGATATCATTGGAACTCTGAAAAAGAAGGTATAAAGGACCGTCATGGTTGCCCTATAAACGTACTTGAAGGCTTTATAAGATCCCAAGGTCGTCAAGACCGTCACTGCGTTTATAGGGCATTTTAGACACCTTTAAGACCTATCTCGGAAAATAAGGACTTACGTTATTCTTAGGAATAAAGAGGTAATCGAATGAGCCAGGTCTGGAATATTGCAATCCCGTCAAATGAACTTCTTTCGACTTCTCGCACAACGATCAACGATGCATTTCAGACATTGCAAACGCATTGGATTGGTTCATCGAATCCATCCACGCTTGTAGATGGCATGATATGGGTGAACACTACGAATGGGAAGCTCAAGGCGAGGGCGGGTGGAGTTACCTATGACATTGGGAATTGGGCGCAGGCGTATTTAGGATTGCTTCCGATTGACGGATCGATTGCCATGACTGCCAATCTCAATATGGGCAGCCACAAGATTACCGGGGTTACTGCCGGGTCTACTGGGACAACTGAAGCAGCGAATGCCCAGCAGATTGATTCAAGGTTATCGAGGGCTGGGGATACTTTGGATGCTTCAGCGGCTTTGCACTATAGCTCAGGTAGTCCACCCACGCTTGATGCCTATGCCCTTACGAACAAGGAATACTGTGACCTCAAGGTTTTGAAATCTGGGGACACGGGTATCTCTGGAAGATTGGCATACTCAGTTTCTCCTGCGTTTACTGCTGATTGGACAAGAGGGTCAGGTGAGATCCCGAATATTCTACGTAGAGATGAGATTGAGAATCTGACCTCATTCAATACTTCAGTTGGGCATAGTCATGATGGAAATAATTCCAGGAAGATAGAAGTTACTTCTCTTCTTGGGAACGGTCAGAATCCGTATGATCAATTAATTGCTTTGGGCGGTAGTCCTCCAGCCGGTGTAGCATGGGAAGCTACACATGGACCGCATGTACTGAATGACACTCCTGGTACCACGCTGTTTACTAGGACTACGGATGTTACGAGTTACACAGACGTAGATGCTTCTGCAGCAGTTCCGGCTGAAGTTCGCGCCAGAAAACAGGTGCTAATAATATATTTGTCTATCGCAGGTCTGATAGGGGTTTCAACCATATTCCACCAATTTAGTGTTAGATCCGCTGGAGGATCGGGTGGAACAGATTATGATTGTTCCTTTACGTTTAACGGGATTGGACACATGTTTCTGGTTCCTCTATCTGCCTCAAGGCATTTTGAGTACAAATTAATTGGTCCTTCCGCCTCTGGAGGTACGGTAACTGCCAAGCCGCTTGGCTATCTTTCCAATCCATAATTATTCCTAGGAATAAATCATGAACAGCTATCTCGCTCAGATTTGTGGTAACTATTTTCAGCTTCTATCCATTTCTCAGAAGTTATTCCAAGTCCCACAGAAGGTAACCAAAGAGGATTTGGAATTACTTTTCAAGATCACAACGGATCAGGCTGATTTCATCAAAGCGGGAGTACTTGCTTTTGATGATTTGAAGAAGGCTACCATAACCTGATTATTCCTAGGAATAATTGGTTCTACCCCCTTCTCCCCCCAACACCCCTCTCTTCCCCCTTAACCCCTAGCTCTCCCCTTAACCCCTCTAGTTCATCTTTCTAGTTCATCTTTCTAGTTCATCTTTCTAGTTCTTTCCTGCTTCGGAAGAACGAGTGGAACAAGTCCCCCCTTACCCCCCATCTATTTTGATAGGGTTTATAAGGAGGACTTAGGCCACTCCACTTCGGAGGGAAGGTGCAACAAGTCCCGAGAAGAAGCACCAAGATGTAGATCATACCATCCTTAGTTGTGGTGTCAATACCAGTACTTTTATTTTTACTCTTGCCATTATTCCTAAGAATGGTAGACTCCAGAATTAGATGAGGTGCAATACATGAGTAAAGAAATTATAGATCTCGATATGCTTGTGGAGGAGGATACTCCACCCCTTACCCACATGATCCAGTCTTGGAGGGATTTGAAACCACATGACAAGGTTAGGATCACCATCACTGGCGATGTGGTTTCAGTCTTAGGAATATTCCGTCCATTCCCAACCCTTCAGATCCGATGCAAGGAAACCGGAACTAAATTGTTCCATCCTGATTCAGAAGGATGCACGGTGGAGTTCCTCCATCGTCCAGAACGGATGTGATTATTCTTAGGAATAATTGGAGGTGCAGATGATTACCGTGACGATGGGTAAGGTCATTATCTCAATCAATGGGAACTCCACAGAAGTCACTGTGGAAGAGGCCAGGGATCTTTTGAAGCAACTCAAAGAGCATTTTGAGATTCACAAGCCTAATCCATTCATCCCCTACCGAGAGAAAGATCACCCACTCCCATCCATAGCTCCCTATACTGGACCTGAGATAACACCGTATTTCAAGCACAGTTAAAATTTTTTAAAATTTTAGTTGTAAAGGTTTTTATTTGTGATAGAGTACAGCAATAGAAATGAGGTGCTTCATGGAGCAGACAGGAGGTGTTCATGAAAAAGGAAATTCTGAACTTGGACGAGGAGGACGCGAAGATTCCAACTGATGCAGAGGGATCGGAAGCGATTCGAAGAATTGGTGAACTGCTTTATGCCGCACGGATGGCTAAGAAGCTCCGTCTGAAAGATGTTTCTAAGGATCTGGAAATCCCTTCTTCGGCCCTTTCCAACCTCGAAAGCGGCGTAGCGGCTCCGACATTTACCGTTGTTCGACGTATCGGGGATTACCTCGGAGTAGACCAAAAGGTGATCCAGGATTTATACATCGCATTTAAGGTCTATCGTGTACGGAAGAAATACGAGATTCTTGGGAATCTTAAGAAGGAGTAGTATATGTCAGATGATCTCGGGATCGATGAGGCTCTTGCGGATTTGAAAGTTGGGGATGATACTTCGACCAAGGTTATGGATATCCCGCTGAAAAGTCTTCAGCTCGAAAACCTTGATCGCAATAAGACGGAGTTCAGCGGCGAGAAGCAGCAAGAATTGATTGATTCAATCCAGGCCCAAGGATTGATCTCACCAATTGTGGTTCATGAGCTTGAGGAGAAGCCGGGAACCTATCGGGTCATTGCCGGCAAGCGGCGCGTGATGGCCTATAAGAAACTCAAGCGTGAAGCCATTCCAGCCATCATTCGAAATGTCTCCGGTGAGTTCGATTTCCAGTCTCAGGTGATTCTGGATAACGTGGTCCGAACCCAGCCGGATGTGGGCAAGTATGTTCCCATCATTAAGGAATGGCTTGAGACCGGCGTTTGCAAGTCTCAGGAGGAAGCAGCGAAGAAACTCGGGCTATCTCAGTCTTGGGTTTCCAAAATGCTTCGCTATGAAGAATTGCCGGATGAAGTGAAGGCAGGTATCAAGCCGGCAAATCTTCCTTCTTCCGACGAAATCGAGGGGGCTTCACCTGAAGAAATCGTTAAAAAGGTTTCCGATAAAATCTATACCAAGCTGCCTTCGGAATATCTTAAGCCTTCTGAGGGTGATGCCGTCCCACTCAAAGTCCATGTCTCGAAGAAAGCGATTAGACTTCAGGTGGAGATTGCTTTCTCTGAACTCAAAGACAAGTCTATTTCCCAGCAGATTGCCGCTCATCTTGAACGGATTGGGGAAAAGGAATTGTTCTCGAATATCAAGAAATTCAAGAACATGGAGTTCTCTAATAAGGTGAACGGCAAAGACACTGAATCTACCGATAAGGCTAATGGGGACTAATTCGATCGATTGGGGTCTTTTGTATAAGAGGTTGGGGGAATTCCAAGAGAAGCTCGTTATTCCTGGGAATACCCCAGCCTCTTTTCAGCGTTCACTTGATTCCGCATACTACGTTCAGCAGCAGGTTACAATTGCGCATAACCTTCTTTTACAAAAACGGGCCGATGTCGAAAGTAATCTCCTCGGTCTTAGAACTGAGGCTAAACTTCATTCGAGCGGGTTTAACATTGAAAACGGAATCCATACTAAAATCTCTGAAGCAGCAGCATTTATTGTCCAATGTGAGGCACTCATACTTTGCATGAACAAAGTCCTTGCTGCCTGTAAGGATCTCCGTAATGACGTTTCAAAAAGGGTAAAGCTCATGGAACTTGAGCGAGTATTCGAAAAGGATTAACAATGGCAGAATTCGATTGGAACTCCGAAGAATTTCAGAGGCAGACTACCAAAGAGATTGGTTGGTATAAGTGTTTGGCAGGTTTTAAGGATATTATTCGAATCATTTCTAAACCTCATGCGATCATGCGGCACAATTGGGGAACGAATAATAGCTTTCAAACTTCCCTTTGTTCCAAGGAGAAGTATGGATCTTGTCCAGTTTGCTCTATGCTCGCAAAGGATCCCAATCACAAATACCAAAAGGTATATTCGGCAGCAGTTCTTCATATCCTCCGAAAACCGAATGCCGGTAAAGCTGAAGTGATCGGGAAACTCCTCGCCTGGAGATTTGGAGATGACAAGAAGAACGCTATCCTCGAACAGCATTCCATTCTGGCGATGACCGGTAAAACGATTTTCGATGCTGACCTTCAGATCGCCGTAGATCCCTCACACAAAGAGGGTGAGAAGATGCAGAAGCTCCTTATCAATCGATTGGATGAGAATGTCCTTCCCAAGTTCCAGGCAAGTAAGGAACACAAAGCGCATTTTGCGGAACAAATGTCCGAAGAGAACTTGAAGAAGATTCTTGCCAAATTCTATCCTTCGCCAGATCAGCTTAAAGCGTCGGTGAAGGATTTGGTAGATGACGCGGCAGCTTCATTTGATCCAGCCGATATGGACTCCCTTGTTGAGGAATCCAAACCAACGAAAAAAGTAAAATCAGCGCCGGTTATCGAAGAAGAGACTGAAGATGACGATTCGCTCGCAGATCTCCTGAAGTGATTATTCCTAGGAATAAATGCCCCCAAACAAAACTTGGAAATCCACCGAGTACCAAATTGCAGCCTTACTTGGTGGAAAACGTACACCTCTATCGGGCTCCAATTCTGGCCACCATACGTCTTCAGACGTTTTAGGTCTCCCAGATCGATTCTACATTGAGATCAAGCGCAGGAAGGCGTATACGACGTTTTTCACCCCTTATATCGAGCATTTGAAGCGTGGCAGGCATTTCGTTATTCCTGGGACTAACCTAATCTTCTTCTGGCTTTCCCCTAAAGGAGAGTTTGAGAAGAACCCGTCCTCCTATTTATCTCCGTCGAATCCGAATCGAACCCGTGCTATTAAATCTTTATTTGAGGCAACGCAGAAGTTGGGGTTACACGAAGGAAGATCAATTCCAATTTTGATTTTCCGAGGTCATTCCATGAAGGGGTTTTTTGTTTTACTCAAGAGGATAGACTTGAAGGAATTTACGGAGCTTTTGAATGAAGCCGGGCTTCGACGTGAACAGCTCGCATTGGAGAAGCAATCTTCTTCGTGATTCCTCTTATTGTCGGCTGAAGATTTACGCCCTTTTATTTTTCCGAGTTAAGCGGGCACATACTGAGATTGCCACACGTTCCCCAGTTCGAAAGCGTTTCTTCGTAGAAGTTTCAAGTAGTAGTATCCACCTACCATTCTTTAAAAGAATCTTTCATCTCCTCGATAACCGAATTGTCTGTCATTTTACCTATGGGGCAAAGGGAGTTCCCTATAGGGAGTATACAGCGGTTAGGGTGGATCTATTTGTCAAAGATTCGAATCGAAAGCAGACGTTCATCGATAAGACAATTTCAATCCCAGCATTTGTTTACAAGCCACTTTTACTTTTATCTGCCACTGAGGAGCAGCGGATCGTTGGGATTGGGGCTGGGATAACTAAGGCAAGCGATTACCTATATTCGTTAGTTGTTTTTAAGTTCAAGGAATTACCGGGTCTTTATGCCCTCATGTTTAAATCCACTTGGGATTTTTACTATCGATTATTCCGCCATGAAACGCCGCTCATTGTTCTTGGAAAGAGGACTATTCTTAGGAATATAAAATGCCATCCAGATCAAAAGGAGAAAGCTTTTCAGAAGCTATTGCTTTCTGCCGCAAACGAGGTCAGTTCCAATCGCACAGTACTTCCATACCTAGGGTGCCTACTCAAATCATTGGGATTGATTGGCTCCTTGGAGGGGGGGTACCTAAAGGACGGATTACCGAGATTTCCGGAGAAGAGAATTCTGGCAAAACTACTTTAGCTGCCGAGATAACGAAAGCATTCCAGCATGAAGAAGAGCGAGTTCTCTATCTCGACTATGAGCATTCAGTTGATTTGGGATTCTTCAAGAAGATTGGTGTGGAGATTTCCAACGAGGCATATTTCTTATACGAGCAACCATTTTCCCTTGATGAGGGTGTGGAGACAATTCTCAAGCTTGTTAGAACAGGCGAAATTGGTCTTCTTATAATTGATTCTATAGCGGCGATGGTTCCGAAGCAGGAACTTGAAGGGGAGTTCACGGATCAAACTATTGCGCTACAGGCTCGGCTGATTAGCCGATTTTGTCGTGATCTTATTGGCCCACTTGGAAGCACGAATACCGCTGCGATATTCATTAATCAGACACGTTCGAAAATAGGTGGGTTTTCTCCGCAGCCTAATCCGCAGATTACCTGTGGTGGGAATGCCATCAAGTTTTATTCGTCCATTCGATTCACGACCAAACGAATCGAAGCTCCCAAACTTGGTGGAATTCGATGTCGTGCAACGCTCAAAAAGCAGAAGACTTGTTTCTCAACTCCTATTTCAGTTGAGTACGAGATTACCAAAACTGGAATTGATCATTATGGGGCATTGTGTAGAGCCGGTCTTGATACTGGAGTAGTGGTCCAAAAGGGTGGGAAGATTCTTCATGGCGAAACACAGGTTGCTGGCAGTTCCGCTGAGTTCATAGCGAAGATTGAAGCGGACCAAAAGCTCAGAGCTAAAATCAGTGCTGAAGTGCTTTCTATCTGGAATAAGACGGATCTTTCCATTGTGGAAGAGTAATTATTCCTAGGAATAATCCATGCAGATAGAGGTTCGAAAAAATGGTTTCTGTATTGTCCACGATATTGAGCAGCACCTTATACAAGATGCCGTACTTGGAAGAATTGGTGGCTCAGTATCCAGATATACTGGATGGAGATGGCTTCCGTATCTCAAGAGTAAGGCTCATGAGTTTATTTTTCGAAGCACGTCAGATAAGGAAAACCTTCAAAATCTGATCGATAGGCGCAAAAGTGCTGAGATAGTTCACACCGAAAAAATAGAGAGTACAGAGTTGTATTCTGCCGTATCCACAATCGCATTGTGGCCGTGGCAGGTATCAGCAGTTGAACTTATTCTTAGGAATAAAATCGCCTATATTTCCTATGACGTTGGGCTTGGAAAAACTTTATCTGCGATTACGGCGATTGTTGTTCTCAGGAAAAGACAGGCGATAAAATCATCCCTTATCCTTTGTCCTGCTTCCATTCTGTATCAGTGGAAGGATGAGATACTCAACACGATTAAAAGTGAATTTCAGCCAACGATTGAGATTGTCCGTGGATCCAAATCTCAAAGAGAGGATTCCTGGACGAATGAGGCGGATATTTACCTTACTACTTATGAGTCTTTCCGTGAGGATCAGACAAGCCATAGGGTAGCGGCAAAGGATAGGATAAATCTCATTGTGCTTGATGAGGCTTGGAAGGTTAAGAATTACCAGGCACAGGTTCATGAGGCGATACGATCTTTTGTATCCCCCAAATTGGAGTATCGCATCGCTCTTAACGCTACTCCGATAACGAACAACTATCTGGATATCTTTGGGGCATACGCGATTCTTGATCCTCTTTTGTTTATCTCCAGAAAGAACTTCCTTTCTCGTTATGCGGTGTACAAGAAAATCTACATTAGGAAATTGCATCGTTCTATTCAATCTTTGGACGGGTATCGGAACACGGAAGAAATAGAACGGCTTGTTTATCCTTCTTTACTGCGGAAAAACTCCGAATCAATTGGAAGAGAACTTCCATCTATTTTGGTTGTGCCATATTGGGTGGAATTGAATGCCAAACAGCGGAAGGACTACGATTTATTAAAGTCCAATATGCTTTTAAATCCCCTTGAGAAATGCACAGCAGCGAGATTGGTATGCTTGGATTTAGCGGCTGTTGTGACGTCTGCGAAGTATCTTGTTTTACTGGATATTTTGAAAGAGGTTTTGCAGGGGCGTAAAGCGGTTATTTTCTCGGAGTCTGCAAGGTATGTTGAAGTACTAAAATCAGAGGTAGGTAAGCAGGGGTATCTCGCTCTGTCCATTACTGGGAGTGATTCTGCACAGGACCGAATGGTATCAGTGGACAAGTTCAATCAATCTTCGCAGCTTTTATTCACGACAAGGGCTGGGGAAGCTGGGCTAAATCTTCAAGCAGCGGACTATGTGATCAACATGGATTTGCCTTGGACACCTTCTTCCCTTAAGCAACGTGTTGGAAGAGTACGTCCATTTCTTGGTGGTTCTTCTAGGGCCATCACTGTGATCAATGTCCTTACTCGTGATACGATTGAGGAGAGAATTATTGAGATTATCAGAGCTAAACGGCAGATGATTTCGAATTTCTTCAATCAACCGGAAGATGATTTGGTTGGTGAGTTCAATCCGAATAATCTTGTGAAGATGCTTTAATTCTTAGGAATAATTGATGAAGCATATTCATGTCACGATTCAAGATTCGAACAGTTTGAAGCAGGAATTTGAGCTTCTTTCCAAACGTCGAAGTATTGGGTTTGATGTGGAGACCACGGGTCTTGATTGGTGGTCCAAGGATTCCAAGATTGTTGGATATGGATTGGGGTTCATTCAGGATAAAGAAACCATTCGGACTATTTACATTCCAGTTGGGTTAGATAAATCTTGGGTGAGTTTTGATGAAAAGCATACATCTGACCTTCTCAGACCAATTCTTTCAGATGAGAGCACAGCTAAGTTTGGAGCGAATATTAAATTCGATTCCCACTTTGCTCGTAAATACGGTACAAAAATTAGTGCAGCTCATGACGTTCAGGCCATGGCTCGATTGGTTAGGTCCGGGTTTCATAGAGTAGGTTTAGAGGAGCTAATTAAGAATGAGTTCCAAGGAAGCCATGGTACATGGCAGGAACTAAAAACGTGGGGTAGGGAAAACGATATTCGAATAACGGACGGGGAAGTCGATCCAGGGGCATATGCAAAAGTAGATCCAAAGGTTCTCGGTAGGTATTGTGGGGAAGACGTTTATTGGACTCTACGTCTGGCATTTAGATACCTGAAGGATCTTCGTTCTGACCCGAGATTGTGGAGTCTTTATAAGAATGTTGAGCAGCCATTGATTCGATGCACGGAATCAATGGAGCATGAAGGGATCAGAATCGATCGAGGATATCTACAGTCTTGTAGAGAACGTCTTCTTCCTTTGGAAGAAAAGAATGAGAAACGGATTTATGATTTAGCGGGAAAGAGATTCAATATTAACTCGGTGAAACAGATAACAGAAATACTTCTTCCAATGGGTGTGGTTCCGCAGTTGCGAAGAAGAAAACGAAAAGACGGGTCTACGATCGAAACCCCAACGGTCGATAAGAAATGTTTGGACAGCTATAGGAATCTCCCGATCATAGAAGCGATTCTTGAGTACAAAGGGATCAAGAAGCTCTTATCCACCTATGTAAACCCGCTTCTTGATCAGAACTCAGAGATCATTCATGCGTCAATAAAGCCGGAAGCGGCAAGGACGGGAAGGCTATCAGCGGTAAATCCGAATTTGATGAACCTTCCGAATGTGGATGAATCTCTTCCTTCTTATAAGCGGGAGAATTCGATTCGAAGGGCAATTATTCCTAGGAATAATGGGTTTCAGGATGGGGTTTACCACGAGAACGTCCTTCTTTCTGTTGATATGAAACAGATTGAGTATCGGTTACTGGCACATTTCTCAGAGGATCCAGCGCTTATCGAGGTATTTAAGAAAGGGCAAGATTTCCATGCGTATGTTGCCGGCCAGTTATTTGATGTTCCAGGTGATAAATTGGATAAGCACCAAAGATCCATTGGAAAGAAATTTAATTTCGCTCAACTTTACGGGAGTAGTCTTGCTCATCTTGCTGAGCAGTGCGGAATCACGATTAAGAGAGCTGAAGGAATTGACAAGCAATATCGGGATCGTTTCCCTAGCATCATACAATTTAAGCAAAGAACAGAATGCCAGTGTGTCAAAGAAGGAGGAGTGAGAAATGCTTTCGGTCGATTCAGAGCCCTTCCAAATTCCCTCAGTTACCGCGCAGTTAACACGCTTATCCAAGGAACTGCGGCAGATCTTTTCAAAATCGCAATCATCCGAGTTACAGAATCTCTTCAAGATAAGAATTCAAGGCTTTTATTTCCGGTCCATGATGAGCTTGTGATTAATTGGGATTTAACAGATGGGGATATTGTTTCTCCGATCATTAAGGCCATGACGATTTTTGAAACGAAGGGGGTTTCATTATTTCGCGTACCTTTGGATGTGGATGTAGCTATTTGCAGGAGTAATTGGGAAGAGCAAGAGGATTTGGATATCGAAGTGATTACGCAGGCTCATTTCGATAGGGTATCCAATGAAGAAGAAAAGATGCGAAAAATGTCTCGGGACAAAACATGTCCGAGTTGGGGATAGTTGGGTAAGGTGTGATTGCCTACAACGGCAATTGGTGGAAGATACGAAATTATTCTTAGGAATAATGCTCGAAGGTGGATGGGAACAATATGAGCGAAACGATACTCTCCGAGCTATTTATGAAATCAATGCACAATTATTTGGAGTTTTCGACCTGTACGGCAACAGAGCAGATAGACGGTGGAAACTTGTCGCTCTCATTTCGAATCATTTTGCCAAAAAAGGAACAACAATCACAGCGACAACGCTTAATGAATTGGTTGATGGGAAGTTTGGGCGAGATCAATTTCATTGGGACCGTTGCTGTCAGTCTGAGCTTCTCTGGCTCAGACTTGACTATACAAGGAAGCATTCCTGGAATGAGTCTGTTTTTTGTGAACTGCTTTCGAGAAGAACTCAGTACCTTACTATAATCACTTCGAGCAATCCACTTAGGCATTCTTTATTTGAGATTAACCTTCTTGATTGTTCTGGGGTGATTCAGCATGAGGTTTGAGTATGTAATTCTACGAAAGCTATTTGACGATCCGAGTTCCAGGGAACGGCTTAAGCATTTAGAGCAGTTTGGGTTTCAAGAGGACATTCTCAAGTTTATCTATCGGTCTATCTTTGTTTCGAAGCTTCGAAATGTTCCAATTTCTCCGGAGTTCTACCTGAATTTCGTTGAGAGTAAGCGGCTAAAAGAGAAAACGCATGGGAAGGTAATTGAAGTAATCGGTTCTATTTTCGCGCTTAAATCACCATTAGAAAGTGAGGTGGAATATGCCATCAAAGGACTCAAGTACGAAGCAGAAACAAGAGCCTTCTGTAGACAGCTTGAAACCGCAGCAAAAGAAGTTTCTTTTGGAAACCTTGAATCGGCTAAACGGGTTCTTTACGAGGGAAAAGAACAATTACTTGCTTACTCAGATAGCGATAGCAGACGGAAATCAGCACGTTCGATGGCTGAGTTACGACCTAAGACGCTTGAAGGCAGCTACTCAACGGGCTTTAGAATCATTGATCAAATCGTAGGTGGTGGGCAACGTACCGAGCTTTGGCTCGTCGCTGGGTATGTGGGCGAGTTGAAGTCTACCTTTTTGATTTCTATCGCCCACAACCTTTTTCTCAAGGGTAAGAAAGTTCTATTTGTTTCTCTTGAGATGTCTATGGACGAGGTAAAGCAGCGATTGATAGGGCAGCACATTGCGTATATGGGAAAAATGGTTCCTTCATCTGAGATATCCTCGCAATTATTCCTAGGAATAAATGAGCAGTATTACCGTGAAGCGGTTGTAGATTTTGATTCCAATCCGGTATATGGGGATATTGAGATTTACCAACCGGAGTTAGGGGCGTCAATTATTGATGTAGGTAGGCAGATTGAAACAGGTTCACGTATTCTGGATGCTGTTATTATTGATTATGCGCAGCTTCTCACTCCACTTTCAAAGTCTTTAGAGCATCGGCACTCGCTCAATGATACGCTTCGGTACGCGAAGAAGATGGCCCTTGAGGCGTATGGGCGTAAGGGTGTGTTTATTGTGTCTGGGCATCAGACTTCTTCTGATGGTAGACATAGGGCGGAGGAGAAGGGGTTTTATGATTTGGCAGCCCTTTCTGAATCCATAGGAGCGGCTCAAATTGCGAATGTAGTTATTTGGTCCCTATTCACTGAAGAGATGCGAAGAAGAAATGAGATCAAGATAGGTCTTTCCAAGAGTCGTAATACCACTACCAATGGGTCGATCCATTTTCTTCCCGTAGATCTATCCTTTGGCCTTATTGGGAAAGAACCAATAGTAAAATCAGCGAATACGGTTTCTTCTGATTCGCTTGATGATTTGATCAGCGATTATTCTTAGGAATAAGTATGAACCTGCGTGAACGAGTAAATTCAAAAATTTTTGTTGACACTCTAATTTCACACTTTAAAATGCGTGCCAATGCGAGTGGATTCATGGTTTGTCCATTTCATTCGGATTCGAGACCTTCCTTTAAGGTATACGGGAAGGAGAAGGGGTGGTTTTGTTTCCAGTGTCAAAGGGGAGGAGGTGCGGTTGAATTCCTTGCTTACCTTAAAAGATGTTCTTTTGAAATGGCGACAAAAGCATTGGCTAAAAAATGGGGAATTAGCGAACAAACAGACTTTGCTAACTTATCCATTGCGACCTTATCAGACGAAGAACGTGCAAGGCTTGAACAAGCTTCTCGACATAGCTTCTTTATTGGATGGCAACGCCAAAAGTGTATTGATTTCTTTGCTGAGTTAGAGAAGGTCCCGAGTAAGTACAAGGAGTTTGTATATGACGCCTGGTACAATTTTGGAATTCCTCATCTCGAAAGATATCGGTATTTATATCTTACTGATGGTTCTTCTCGCGTCCTTGATAAGTATGTACCGGAGTTCAAAGACTTCATAAAATCGAAGGTTCATTGTTGGAGATATCATGCTGAAACAGGAACTCATTCAAAGATATTACGCGCTAGATCAGACAAGGTTGAAGCTCGAACGAGAAGCGCGTGAGATATCTGATTTGGTGAAGGACCTTAAAGAGAGAATCGTAAACAGTCTCAATAAGGGGAATGAGGTTGAGGCAGGGGCATTCACTGTTCGTATGGCGGAAGGTGGAAGATATCCTTCTTGGAAAGAAGAATTTGAGAAACGTCTTGGGGAAGAGGCGGTACAAGAGGTGATTTCTAATACTCCCTATAAGAAGGTATTACTTGTGGAGCCTGCAAGTGACTGATGGATTTTTTAAGACTTGGAGTAGGAAGGGTGTGAACAACCCAAAGGCTAAGTTATCGGAGGATGACGTCAAGGAAATTCGAAGACTCCATGCTTCAGGAAAACTGACTAAGCACATTGCGGAGGATTATGGTGTAGCGATTACTACGATTGCAGCGATTGTGACTCGAAGGGCATGGAAACATATCATTGATTAGGAAAAGGGTAATGCGGCAGAGAAATTTCAAAGAGGAAGGGGCAGAGCTACAAAAGAAAATGAGTCTTTTTGGGATTACTTCTAAGGAACTTTCTGAACGTATCGCTTGTTCACATAGTCTTGTTAATTATTGGTTGAATGGCACAGGTTCTTGGCGAAATAGTAGGTACTACAGATCCGTTATGAATATTCTTAAGCCAGTGGATGCGAAGTCTGAAGATTCAGTTAGTAAAGAGCCTATTAATGTTTTTGAATGGATATTTGAAATGATGATGTTGATCAAAAGTGTTCGTGGTAAGGTTAAAATACCGGATCAAATTCTTGATGGAATTAAGGGAGCATTGAATCAGCTTTATTCTTAGGAATAATTTGCCTGCCTGTGGGGGAAGCCACACCAACTTCAGTTAACCCCTTCAAAGAAGTCCTCTTTTTGTATGACTCAATTAGGCTTCCCCTACTTTTTAGTCTTAGGAATAGTGGAGAAAGGTGGTTGATTGAGAGCCAATGAATTCCCTTATGGAGCATATCCATTCGACGAGTTTAACCCCCTTCAAAGATTGGTACTCCCGGAACTGGAATCGGGAACCAATGTCATTGTGGAGGGTAAAACTTCATCGGGAAAAACTATTTGTGGTGAGATACTTAGTGCTACTGCCTTATTTCAGGGCAGACAGGTCCTCTACCTCTGTCCGTTGAAGGCTTTGGCGGAGGAGAAATTAGAAGAATGGACTTCGCCAACTCATCCTTGGTACGCGCACAACATAGCGATTATTACGGGTGATTATGTTCTTACGCCATCGAAGAAGCGAGAGCTTGAGAATGCGGATGTAATTATCTCTACGTTTGAGATGTTTTCGGTGAGATGCCGTATGTCGCTCAGTGAGGGGTCTTCGTGGTTATTTAATCTTGGATCCTTGATTATTGATGAGGCTCATTTTTTGTCCTCGGATGGTCGTGGTGATCATTTAGAGCACGCGCTACTCCTTTTCACTAAAATCAATCCCAATTGTCGGATTGTATTTCTTTCAGCTACTCTTTCGAATTCTCCCGATATTGCGATTTGGCTTACCCAGTTGAATCTTAGGCCGACGGTTCATATTAAGTCTGATTATCGTCCTTGCCCGCTTCGGATTCATTTTCATGCTTATGAGCCATCGGGTAATCCATTTACATCTTCTGGACCTGATTTACAGAGACAGTTGAAATATCTTTTTAGTCTTGATACTGAGTCTCAATGGCTTGTTTTTGTGCATTCCAAGGCGCATGGAAGGTTAGCCATTGAGGTAGCGAAGAAGGTTTGGGCTTCTCGGGTAGGGTTCCACAATGCAGACCTTGATAAAGGGTCAAGGAAGGCTCTGGAAGGGGCTTTCAAGTCTGGTGAGGTAAGATGTCTTATTGCTACTTCCACACTTGCCTATGGTTGTAATATGCCCGCTAGGAGGGTAGCCATATTTGGTCTTAGGAGGGGATTTAGTGAAGTAGATCCTTTGGACATTATTCAGGAATGTGGGAGGGCGGGTAGGCCGAGGTACGATAATGAGGGTGATGCGTATGTCATATTGGAGAAGAGGCAGCTTCAGGATGGATGGGATCATTTAATCCGAGAGGGGATCGGAGTAAAATCAAGGTTATCCACTAAGATTGGGTTTCATCTTATTGGGGAGATTGCGGAGGGGAGGATAGCGGAGAGAGATCAGGTTGTAGCATGGGCAAAGCGATCATTGGCATACCAACAGGAGTTGATTTGTGAAAAGAAGCTCACTGAAGCACTCACTTTATATAGAACTCACGGATTGGTTCACACATCGTTTGAAGGACCCGATAAGTTCGAAGCAAGTATTCTTGGACGGATTGCATCAGCGCATTACTATGATCCGATGGATGTGGTGTCTTGGAGAAGGAATTTAAATACGGTCAATGAGAGACAGCTACATCGAAATGATGCTGCTTTAGCATGGATGTTCATGAGGATTTCCTCAATTGTTGGATTTATTCCGAAGGACTTGAAAGGGTATGTTTCCTCATATCTTTCGGAAATGAAAAAACTGGATTTAACTTTTGGCACCGATGGTACTCTTGCAGCGGCCACAGTTCTTCATTTGCATTTAACTGGCCAGGTGGAGACAGCCAAGAGATTCCCATCGATCCTTATATCAATTATTACCGATATCGATCGAATGCTTTCGTGCATTCAGCAGATAGATCAGAGAATATTCCATAATCATTCCCAGGAATATTTTAAGCTTCTTCGGCAAAGGGTTCGGTACGGGGTTAATTGGGAAGAAGCTGATTTGTGTTGTATTCCAGGGATTGGAAAGGTGCATTCAGGGGCGCTTGTTGAGAGTGGGATTTTGGATCAGAAATCATTTTGGGCAAATCCAGGCAAGGTGAAGACGGTAATTCCTTACAAGTTATACGACAAATTATTTACGAAGGTGGAGGCATGAATTTACTAGATCAGGTTCAGCAAGCGGTAATTGACATGAATGAGGGGAGGGAGTTGACAGGGGAGGTAGGGGATCTTGTTTCAGTAGCACTTAACCCAATTAGTTTTATTGATCATGGGTTAGCGAAATTGATTGCCCATTTGCATGAAGAATCTTATTCAGCGAGAGAGATCAATCAAGTTTTGGGATATCTCCGAGAAACGATTAGTAAGTTTGTATCAAGACTTCCTACACCTCATACCATTCTTGAAGCAGCTAAGAATGGTTCTCCAGCAGAAGCGTCGGTGGTGTCTGATAACGGTATTGACGTGCCAGACGAGGAAGGGGAGGAGGTATCGGGAAAGGTATGAATTTAGACTATTACCAAAATCAGGCGAAGGAATATGCGACCTATCCGAGGATTGATGGGAAGGGTTATATTTATCCAGCTCTCGGATTATCTGGAGAGGCTGGGGAGGTATGTGAGAAGATCAAGCGTATCTTTAGGGATGATGCTGGAGTATTTAGCACAGTTCGTAGAGATTCCTTGAGGTTAGAGCTTGGAGATGTTCTTTGGTATATTTCCCAGCTTGCAACGGAGTTTGGGTTTGAGTTATCGGACATTGCATTAGCGAATCTTGAGAAGCTTCAGAAGCGGAAGCTCAATGGAACTCTTTCTGGAGATGGAGATTTGAGATGAAGGTTATTCCTAGGAATAAGAAGAAAGCCAAGCCGATGAATCCTACTCCAGTTGTTCTTGCTTTAGAGGATATTAGTAAGTGCAGGGACATTATTGAGGCAGGGTTTCACCGTAACTGTGCTTTTATTCGTCACCTTGATGGGTATATTAAGCATTTGAAGAAGCTCATCGCCAAAGGGGAGTTTCAGGAATAGATGGCACATGACCGAGAATTTAAAAAGCGTTTGGAAGATGGAAGAATACAGAAGCATCGGATTCCATCCACTGATGCCATCGAGATCAATGAGGGTATTGGAGCGGTTCGTTTTGACGTTCTTTCGAAGCATGTTTTGCCTACTGGGATATCTACGTGGGTGAATCTATTTGTGGTATTTCGACAGCGGAAGAAGAACACGAACGAGATATCCAAGGCGAAGATATCTTTGAGGAAGTATCAGTGTATTGGGGAGAAATGGGGAAGAAGGCAGAATTTCAACATAAACTCGGTAAAGGAAGCTAAAGCTATCCTGGAATTACTTAGGGTGGTGTATCCTAATGCGTTCATTTAAGGCTTTCCTTGCTTTTATAACGGTACTTATTTGTGGTTTAGTGTTTCCCTTCAACCAGCTCATTACCTATCGGCAGTATGTCACTATCGTTGGTTCATTCTTAGGAATAATGTCTTTTCTTTACCTTATCTGGGTTTTAGTAGAATCATAGAGAGGAGGTAAGCATGGCAAAGAAGAAGCCCAAGAAGCCGATGCCGGGAATGCCCAAGCCAGGTTGTTGAGCTAAAATCAGGGGAGGAATTCTATTCCTCCCCATTTATTCCTAGGAATAATTGAGGGGTACTCACCATGGCCATACATTGGTCCGATCGTGTCCTTAGACATACCTACGTTACGGATATGTCCGGAAGAAAATGGTTGGTATCTACCGTGTTAGTAATTCACAAATGGGGAGCAAGCCCAATATCGTTCTATGAAACGATGGTGTTTCAGTCTCTACCGAATAATGAAATTGATTATACAGATCAGTACGTAGAGCGTTATGCGAATGATCATGAAGCTATCTCCGGCCATGAGAAAGCTTGTGCTCTTGTAGCAGGATGGAATGATGCCGTACACAAAGAATGAAGCTACTCTTGCAGCTATCGAAGTGCTTGAATTCTTAGAGCACCTTCCACAGATAAAAAAGATAGATGGTAAATGGACCTATTTTGGATATTGGTCCAAGGAATTCGTCCAAGCACTACACGATATATGTTACAGGGAACGGAAGAGATTGGAAGAACATGAAGATAGGCAGGTATGAGGTAATATTCCTTTCCCAATAAATAGGGTACCAACTAAACCCTATTATTATCCTCCCCCAAAACACTCCCTCCCCCCTACCCATGGTAATTATTCCTAAGACTAAAATCAGGATTATTCCTAGGAATAATTGAGAACTAAAATCAGAGTTCGATATCATACAGCTAAATTAGATTCAGCTAAAATCAGTGGGTTGAAGATATTCTTCAGGAATAATTGGGAACTAAAATCAGTGCCCATCCAAGAGGTACAAACAACTAAAATCAGTGCTCTATGGAATTAGGGGCAACTAAAATCAGAACCCAACAAAACTAAAAACAGAATTAGCTAAAATCAGTTTTAACTAAAATCAGTTTTAACTAAAATCAGGCCGCCGGCCCAGCCAGCTACCCCCCGCTCTGGGCGCGAAAACTTGCCATGTATCCGCGCCCTGTTTTTCGGTGGGGAATTTTTCCCAGTGGAATTTTTCCCACAAATGGGAAATTTTTCCCATAGGCGTTATTCCTACGAATATAGGAAAAATTCCTACGAATATAGGCGTTATTCCTATAGGCATTATTCCTACGAATATAGGCGTTATTCCTACGAATCTTTCCTATAGGAATTTTTCCTACGAATATAGAAATTTTTCTTATAGGCATTATTCTTACGAATATAGGCGTTATTCCTATAGGCATTATTCTTACGAATATTGGAATCTTTTACCATAGGCATTATTTGGCATGATATTTTATTTTTTGAATTGGCATAGCAATTGCGCCGCGCGCGTGCGCGATGATGATACGTATTGGATCGGCTTTGTGGGATTTTGAAAATTTTCAAAAATTTTAGTTGCGAGACCTTGTTCCTAGGGCTATAGATGAGCGTAGATATTAAGGATTCGGATGGGCCGGATCCCAAATATCGAAAGAAGGAGATAGACATGATTCGCACCGAGAAAATTTCCGCTACGTACTACATCGCAGTCCGATCTAGCTATGATCCGATGCGCGTATGTGGTGTCAATGGTGGTGGGGCGACGCGGGCGAAAGCTAGGGCCGATCTCCTGCGCCAAGAGCGGTCGGCCGGAGTATGTCATGCCCGCCGCCAGGAGCAGCGGAAGTAATTTAATGGGATTTTTTTGTTGGTTCCTTTTTTGGAGATTTTTTTATCGATGGAAAAGTATGATGGATGTCCGATGTGTGGCATGCAGATTATCTACGGCGATGAGCGCTCGACGTGGTATCGTGGGCGATGGTACTGTTCATCCGATTGCGTCGGGGAGGCCGATGCGGAATACTGCGCCGAAATAGACGCGGAAGCTGACGCCGATTTCATCGAACAGGACCTCTACTGAGTCAGTATGGATTCATTCCCAGGAATAATGGAGGGAAACAGCAATGGCACATATGATCGAATCTCGATTCGTTGTTGGTTCGACGAATATCTGGAATACGAAAAATCTGCAAGCGGAGGGGGTTCGAGCGATCCAGCTCGAAAAAGCCCCATCGATCGCTGAAGCGATTACTCTCGCTGGGCTTAACTGGCGGGTGGCGTTGGACTCTATCTATGATGGGAATGGGCGGAGTATCGATGGGTATTTTCGTACGATGCGCGCGGACACTAGTGCTACTCTCGGAGTAGTCCAGAGCCGCTATCGGCCACTGCAGAATGTTGACGCTTTTGCATCTTTTCAGGGGCTCATTGACTCTGGGAAGATGACACTTGAGACTGCTGGCTCTTTGCGTAATGGCCAGTTAGTCTGGATTCTTGGAAAAATTTGGGAAGCTACTCTTTCGCAGCATGACCATCTCGTATCCTATCTTTGCCTTTCTAATGGCCACAATGGCCGTTGGACTCTGAAGGTACAGGGAACAACGACTAGGGTTGAATGCCACAACACGTTGATGCAGTCGACGGCCAAAGGTGATTTTACCTCGATCAAACATACTCGATCCATTGGTGATCGGCTTTCGAAGGAGATGCAGATGTGGGAGAGTATGATTCGCACCAATGAATCTTTTGCGATCGACTGTCAGAAAATGCTCGACACTATGCTTTCGGAGAAGCGAGCGTACGAGTATTTCGATGAGCTTTTTGTCGCCAAAAAAAAGCCAACCACGGAAAAGGAATCGGTGATGGATGATCTTTTGCGGGGTGGATCGGTAGAACGGAAGCAAGTGGTTGATGAGTTGCTTGATGGTCGAGCTACGAAGGTGCGCGACAGGGTTCGTGAAATTTACGAATCCCAGGATAAGATTGTAGGTGGTGCGCGTGGTACTGCTTGGCGAGCGTATCAGGCGGTTACTAGCTATTTGTCTCATGATGCATCCCGGACGGAAGATGGGGCGAAGTTGAAGGAGATCGTTGACGCCGATCCTAAGGTAGCAGAAGCGCATAGGCTATTGATGTCGATCATTGCGTAGTCTAGTCCATTATTCCTCAGGAATATTCATGTCGGATATTCCTGAGGAATAATCTATCAATGGAAGGGAATGTACAGATGGAAAAGAACGAATTAGTTCGGATGTGTTATGTCCTGCGAGAAAAGCGATGTGCTCTTGAACGTGAAGGCCGGGAAATCAAAAAGATTGAAGATAAGTTGATCGAACAGGTGAAGGATGCTATGTTCGGTGGATTTGAACTTTCCACCGAAAACTACATTGCATCGGTGAAGAAAATTGGCATCTTTCCATCGTGGAAAACTGTGGTCGAAAAAGCACTTGGAGAAGCGTATATCGAAAAGGTGATTGACGAAACACCACCGACATATGGTATCGAGATTAAAAGGAGAATGGATGCTACCATGCGGGAGAAGATTGAGGATGCATTCCCTGATATTCTTGCGCAAGCGAAGAGAATGGTAGGCTAGTATGGGAAAGATAGTAGTATTGAGTGTTTTTCTTTCTTGGGCATTTTATTTTTTCCGACCAGAGTTTGAATCCTCTTGGATATCTTTCTCATTTTGGATGATGGTTCTTATTCTCATTCAGTTGGTGATGGCATTGATTGATCCGAATGTGGGGAGAGATCTTCGGAGGAGGGGAAGAAGATACTAATGGGAATGCCAAAAACTATCGTAGTGAGCATGGATATAGCATCTTGAACTATTCATGAGATGCTCAGTGGTGCGTAAGGGAAAGAGTATCTATGATGGTACTCTTTCCCTTTTTTTATTGGAATGTAGCAATGGAATGTATAGATGGAATGTATCGATGGAAAATAGGGATGGAATGTAGAAGATGTGGATTTTCCGGTCCATGCCCCCCCCCCTACAATATTCCTAAGAATGAATGCACACTATGACAGTATGGATTCATTCCTAAGAATATTTCCATTGCTACACTATAGTATTCATGTACG